GCCGGGTATCGCATCCATTACGGGACGTTGCCGGAGGAGCCGGTCCATGTGATTCAAATTGAGAACGCCGGCCTCAGTAGCTATGTCGTTCGAGATTTGGCGCCAGGGACCTACTACTTCGGTGTCCGTGCGTACGCGAGCAGCGGCGCAGAGAGCAACCTATCGAACGTGGTGCCGAAGGTCGTGCAGTAAACGTTTCACATGAAACAGTTGTTTTGCTGAGTCATCGCTGATGACGCTCAAAGATCACCTGAGAAGTGCCGAGCGTATGTATTGGCGCACTCAGCTTGATTCGGGGCAGTCTATGCGTGAGATCGCCCGTGCCTCGGGGTTGAGCTACCGACAGATTTATTGCCGCATGCGCAAGGTTGGCGTGCGCACCGAACGAAAAGGCAACAACGTGAAACCTCGGGGCCGGCTTCTCAGTGCGGAGGACAGTGCCAGTTTCTTGCTCTTGTCACCTAACGAAAGAGCAACTGTCATCGGCGTGATCGTAGACGAGCTGCGTGCTAAGGAATCCAAGGCGATCGGCCGCATGCGTGGCTTGCATAGACCAAAGCCGACGGCGCACGTGTGAATGGGTATTCTGATCTTGCGCTCGTCTGCCGGGGTCGCGCCCGGTGGCGACTGGGCTGATGTTTTCACCACGGCAGCTAACGCCTATACCCAGCTTGGCACCGACGGTCGAATCGTAGGGATCCGAGGATCATCGACGAGTGATTACGCCGCGAGCGTAACGCCAGATAATGGCGGTTCGGTTACGCGGCTTGCGAATAGCTCGTTCGATTCTGCTGAGGACGCGCTGCATGTTGTGCCTCCGGATGCTGAGCCCGGTGGCGGAGCGCAGTACTGCGGGATTCTTGTTGGCGTACAACTCACGCCGTCAGGCGTCAATACTATTCGCCAATTGAACTGGCGCTGGCTCGCGTATCACGGGTCCACGTACTGGAGTCACTCGAGCAACAGCAAAGTGACCGGCGTGTTGATGTCGGCCGTCAACTCGTCGCCGGGCGCGAGCGTCAAGCGGGCCGCTATCTTCGACCAGCAGTGGGCTCCACCGACGGAAGAGCAGAAAGTTTTCGGTGTCACCTACGGTACGACGCAGAGCTACCACGAGCCCGATTCGGGCATCGATGCGGGTGACGAAGAGGACAAGCTCTTCTACCTACGCAGCTCAGCGAATCATTCTAACGATCCGCCGATATTGGGTGCTGAGTGGGTGTGCTTTGAGCAGGTAGTCACGACGCCTGGCTATAACGGCCAAACGGATGGCCGGAATAAGCTCTACGTCTGGACTCGCGACGGCCTGGTGAGCGCGGCATCGCTTGATATTCCGTTTAGCTACGCCGGAGACTATGACCCGACGAAGATCTACATCACGGACACGGAATATCTCGGCGGCTACTTCAACGACGCTGGCCTCGCGGATCCAGACAATTTCATGCGCTACTCACACTGCGCATTCGCGTCGAACATGGGCGCAAGCGATGTGATCGGCCCGCCGCCGGGGTTTTTGCTCTAGTGCATTACGTTGTCACCGGCTTTCCGCGCAGTGGCACGAGCATGATGATGCGGTGCCTGCAGTTTGCCGGCATCAAGCCAGTCGTGAGTGCAGCTCGTGACGCCGCCATGGTGAAACGAAACCAGGGCGATTACCCGGCGAACCCGTACGGATTTTTTGAAGTCGACGAGCGCGATTACATGCGCATCGGCTATCTCGATGCCATTGAAGATGGGATGGCCATCAAGCTGCTGCCGCCGGCTCTGCCGTTCATTCCGACCAGGCCAACGGTTGTAATTTGGATGCATCGTGACGCGCAGGAAGTAAAAGCGAGTTACGAACGAGTCTTCTCGCCACAGGAGTTTGAGAAGAAGTTTTCTGGGTGGCCGCGAACGATCGATCAGCAAGTCAAGCACATCCGGCCGATCCTGCAGGATCGCCGGAGCATCCATCTGTTTGATTTCGATTATCGCGATGTCGTTGCCGATCCGCTGAAAGCCTTGAGTGTCTTGCCCATCGACTACCAGCGAGCTGTTGCCGCCGTTGATCCTGCCCTCTATCGCAATGTGAATCATGGCCACGTTTAATCTTGCCATCACGTCGGACGCTGACGACGGGCACGAAGCGGATGGCGCTGATTGGTTCGATAGAGAGGCTGAGGGCTATTCGCAGGGTGAGTATTTCAGTGTCCTGCAGACCAACAACGCGGCGACGGATCGTCTAGCAGCTTTACGGTTTGCGTCTACCGGCATTCCCCAGGGCGCCACGATCACAAGCGCGATTCTGACGCTGACGATCACTGCCGTCTCGAGCGTTGATCCCACTAACTCTGTGTTGCTGGTCACAGGCGATGATGTGGACGACTCGCCTGCGCTGAGCGGCACTCATCGGCCGAGCTCGGGCTGGACGAACACCACGGCGACCGCCACGGCCAACAACATGGCCGTCGGTCCGCTTGAGGTTAACGTCACGACGATTGTCCAGGAGATCGTCAATCGGCCCGGATTCTCTGGTGGTGCAATTGCATTCAAGCTGGGCTTCAGCGGCTCAGACACGTATTGGGACGTCAATTTCGCGGACTATGACGCCGACACGCTGGCGACGGTTGCTCAGCTGGATGTGATTACGGCGGAGGGTGGCGGTACAGGCAGAGGACGGCTAATCGGCGGGAAACTCGTTGGCGGTAATTTGTTGGTGCGAAGGCTATGAGAGACATCACCATCGGCGAAACGATCGATATCAAGTTCTGTACTACAGAACCTGATACCGGTGCGCCTGCAACGCTCTCCGGTACGCCCGTTGTCTCTGCCTACGTTGGCAACTCGACGACACAGATCACTGCGGGCATCACGCTCTCTGTGGATTTCGATGGCGTGACTGGGCTGAACAACGTTCGCGTTGTGGCGACCACGGGTAATGGGTATGCCGATGGGACTGATGTCTCGCTGGTGATCACGACGGGGACGGTGGATGGCAATAGCGCTGTCGGGTACGTGATCGAGAATTTCACGATCGGACGCAGCGCGGGTAACACCGCGGTCAAGCCGGTTGCTCGCGCCACGTACCTCGTCGACACGACCATCGCCTCGCTCTCCAGTCAGACGAGTTTCACGCTCACCGCTGGCTCAGCAGATAACGATGCATACAACGGCATGGCGTTCATTTTCACCGATGCAAGCACTGCGGTTCAAAAGGGCGTTGCATTTTGTTCGGACTACGTCGGCAGCACGCGCACAGTGACGCTGGAAGCTGCACCAGGCTTCACCATTGCGACCAGCGATCTGGTTACGGTGGTGCCGGCTGGCAGTTCGACTAGTGCGCCATTGGCTGCGAACGTGACGCAGGTGGCCGGAGCCGCGGTTAACACTTCGAGTGCTCAGCTGGGCGTCAACGTGGTGAATGCGGCCGGAACTGCCTGGGGATCCGGCGCGATCACGGCGGGGGCAATCGCATCGAACGCTCTTACATCCGCCAAGTTTGCGTCTGACGCCATCACGGCGGCGAAGGTTGCGGCGGACGTGGGTACCGAGATTGCTGCTGCGGTGCTGACGGCTGCAGCCGCAGACCCCATCGACGCGAACGTTGAGCAGATCAACACCGTGGCCATCACGGGCGATGGCCAGACTGGAACTGAGTTCTCGGTGTAGCCCATGGCCATTGGTGCCATCTGGGGCGATATCTGGAACGAGGCCATATGGAACACGGCTATCTGGGCGCAAGAAGCAGGCGAAGACGACCCGGTTCCGGTGTTCGACGGCCCGAGCGTTGGGACGCTGGTCCTGCTGGTCGATGAGGCGATGTCCTCAATCGACTTCTCGGCCCGGTTCTCTCACAGCACTGATTCGCTGACGTACGAGATCACTGGGACCCTGCCGGCAGGGCTGGCATTCACGACCGATACACTGGCCGGGACGCCGACAGAGACGGGCACCTTCGGCGGGCTGGTCGTGACAGCGACGGACGAGAACACTGACACGGCGGTGAGCGACACGTTCACGATTCGGGTCGTCGCAGAGTTCGCAAACATTCGTCCCTATCGCGGGCTGCGCGGCAAAGGCATTCGCAACTACTGGTGATCTATGGTGATCTATGGCAACACCTGACCACATGGGCAACTGCCTGCGCTACGTCGATGGCGAGGGCACCAACGACAATGACGTTGTCATCCAGACCGGTGACGTGTCCTCGTACAACGAATTCACATTGCAGGCGACGGATGGAGCCGTGGATGTGTTCATCTCTTTGGATGGGACCAACTACTCGACCGCCCCGCTGTCGCTCATCGACCTGGGTGCCACAACCAGTGACCCGGTGGTGGTGACCGCCGCCGATCGCACCTATGCATTCTTTGGCCGGTTCGCCCTGATCCGCATCTTGCAGAACGGCGGTACTGCGGTTGCCGGCTGCACGCTGGTGTGCGCCAAGGCGTAAACCATGCGAAGCATCGTTTGGGATGGCGACAACGCCGCTGAGGTTGAGCAACTGCTCGGCCAGCATCTTGCTCGCGCCGACAAAGCCGGTGACAAGCTGACGCTGATTGGCATCGGGCTGAGTGTCGAGCTCGCATTGGGCGACACGGTCCTGCTGGACGGCGAACGCCTTGGCATCGTTCGCGCTGGCGTCGGCATTCCTGAAGACTTCATCACCTGGAATGGCAGCAACCTGCCAGCCTTCGAAGCGTTCCTGAAACCCTACGGCGTAAACCTTCTCGTTGAAGGCGAGCGACTGAGCATCTACGGCGGGTTCCAGCACATCGCGACCCTGAACCGCGGCGATCGGGTCGAGCGCAAGAACGGCCAGATGGTTGTCAGCCGCGCCGGCAAAGATCACAGGCATTGAGGAAACTATCGTGAGTGACGAGGCCCAGGAGACTCGGCCTATTGGGCGACCAAGCGGCTACACGCAAGAGATTGCAAGCCGCATCTGTGAAGAACTGGCCAAGGGCCGGTCACTTCGGTCGGTGTGTAAAGCAGACGATATGCCCTGCATGTCTACGGTGTTCAACTGGCTGCACTCATTCCCCGAGTTCTTGGAGCAATACACGCGCGCGAAGGAAGAGTCGGCCGATGCCCTGGTCGACGAGATGCTGGACATCGCCGACGATGCAGCGAACGACTGGATGGAAGTCCACGACAAGGACAATCCTGGCTATCGTCTGAACGGCGAGGCGATCAATCGCTCCCGGCTCAGGGTGGATACGCGTAAGTGGATTGCCGCGAAGCTCAAGCCGAAGAAGTACGGGGAACGGGTGCAGACTGAACTGACCGGCAAGGACGGCGGCCCAATCGAAACCGCTGACGTATCCGAAACCGAGATTGCCCGCCGGCTGGCGTTCGCGCTTCAGAAGGGCGCGCAGGCTCAGGACAAGACGCACTGATGGCGACCGACTACGACGACCACGTGCTCCGGCGTAAGAAGCCGCAGCCGAATCCCAGGCCACGGTAAACCCCTCAACACTGGAGACAGGCGATGCAGACAGTTATCTCGGTGGAGCAGGCAAGAAAGATTACTGGTGGTCGGACACCGCTGGTTCCTGTCGAATACGAATCCGCGGTTACTGCGTTGCAGGCGTGCATCACAATTGACGAGACAAAGTATTGGAGTGACAAGGCTGATGCGCTGGCCGCGTGGGCGAAGATATACAGAAACGACGATATTGGTCGCAAGGCTAGACAGCTGAAGCTGCATGCATTCCGGCGCATGGGTGCCCTGGCCGGCGAACTCAGTCCAACGAAGAACAATGTCGACGGAAAGGGCGGCCGATCTGGGCCAGTCGCCTACCTCAAGAAACAGGGCATGTCACAGACGAATGCCAGAGCAGCGAGGCAGCTTTCCCTCACGGAGCAATCTAGATTCGACAGTCTCGTTGCTCGGCCACGACCGCCAAGTCCGACTACAGCTCTGTCTTTCATTGCAGATGTGACTGAAAGCTGGCAGGCGATTCGTCATCCTCTTGCGCAGATGAGATCAATTGTCAAAGCGGAGCGCTCCGCACGCGAAGTTGCGCGAGCGCTTAGCAAGGATGAGGCGGCAAAGGCGCGTGAAGTGACACGCGAGATTATCGAATGGCTCGACGAGTTCGAGCAGCACCTGCCGAAGTAATGCCACGACGCGGCCGATAGCGTCGACAGCAGCCAGCACGGACCTGGCGCAAGCAGAGTTTCTGACTCACAAGCAGTTTCACTACTGAGGACCCAGTCATGCCCCGAGGATTTGATGACCTGCAGGTTTCCCTGCATGGCCGACGCACCGGCCTGGACAAAGACGACTTTCTGGCTGCGCGCGGCTACCGCTACGAACTGGAGGCAGGCTCGACGGGCACCACGATTCCCAATGGCGGCCTCACGTCGCTGTCGTCCTCGTCGGGCACGTATTCGCTGCAGGCCCCCAAGTCCGGCATCGAGAAGATCCTGACCACGCTCACGACTTCGACGCTCGTTCGTCAGGTCACGCTGGCGTCGGGCAACTTCCAGTCCACTGCGGGATCGAGCTTCATCACGGCGAGCTTCGACGGCCAGGGCGAGACGCTGACGTTGATCGGCCTCTCAACCGCACTGTTCGGCGTCGTCGGCAACATCGGCGTTTCGCTCAGCACCTAACCCACGCTGGCGCCAACGAGAGTTCGGCGTCGGTTCATCAGGAAGCACAGCTATGAGAATAGCTTTGGTTGGCAGCGCCCCGTCATCGGTGGCGCTAGCCCCGTTCAATGACGAGTCGTGGCGCATCTGGGGCTGCTCACCGGGTGCATATGGGCATGCGACTCGGGTGAGTGCGTGGTTCGAGCTGCACCGCTGGGAGCCTGAGAAGCCCTGGTTCAGCCCGGGCTATCGCGAGTGGATGGCTCAGCTCAAGGTGCCGGTGTACATGCTCGAGCAGCGGCCTGAGATTCCGAGCTCGGTCGCGTATCCGAAGGACAGGATCCTGGAAACGTTCGGGCCGTACTTCTTCACGTCGTCACTAGCGTGGATGTTCGCTCTTGCGCTGTGCCAGGACGGCATTGAGGAAATCGGGCTGTGGGGTGTCGACATGGCGGCCCACGAGGAATACGGCTATCAGCGCGCCGGCTGTCAGCACTTCATCTGGCTGGCGAAAGAGCGCGGGATCAAGGTCACGGTTCCGCCGGAGTCGGATCTGTTGCGCCCGCCGCCGTTGTATGCGCTGTCTGAATGCTCGCCGATGCATATTAAGCTGCTGGCGAGAAAACGCGAGCTGGATGCGCGTCTGTCTGCAAGCAATGCGGCCCATGAGTCGAACGTGCGCGAGAATATGTTTCTGAAGGGCGCTCTCGAAAACCTAGATTACATCCTGAAAACATGGACCGAGTGATGGGCGGTCTTCTGGAAGCTTACCGACGAGGGAAGTCCAGACTGCACCGCCTTTCGCTCCTGATGGATCGATTCGCCGAATGGTATTGGCGCGACCCGATCCAGAGAGAACGTCACCGGGTTGAGGTCGACGCGCGCCGATTGGGCGGCACAGTGACATGGCCTGATGACTCAGCTGCTCGATGACATCATCAGCCGGCTGAATGCTCTGCCGGCAAAGGAGAAGGCGCAGGTGGTCAAGGACGTGACTGCCGCGACGGGGCACATGAAGTTCGTGCCGCTGCCAGGAAGGCAGACAGATGCCTATCTGTCCCGAGCGGACATCACGTTGTTCGGCGGCAAGGCAGGGGTCGGAAAGAGCGGCTTGCTTGTCGGTCTCGCGCAAGAGCATGACAACACGATCATCTTCCGTCGCGAAGCTGCCCAGACCGACGGTCTTGAACGCTTTGGCAAAGAAATCTACGGAACGGATTCCTTCAACGGCTCGGATCTCGAATGGAACTGGCCCGGCGGCCGTAGTCTCAAGCTTGCCGGTCTGAAAGAGCCGGATGCATGGCTTAAGCATGCCGGTCGCGCCCGGGATCTTATGGGCTTCGATGAGGCCGGCGAGTTTCTGGTTCAGCAAGTTGTTTCACTGCTTGCATGGCTTCGCGCAGCTGCGGGCAAGCGCTGCCGAATGGTGTTTGCGAGCAATCCGCCGCGCACAGCTGAAGGCGCATGGATCATCGAATGGTTCGCCCCCTGGCTGATCGGAAACAACCCAGCAAAGGCTGGCGAACTGCGTTGGGCGTTCATGGACCCGGATCGAATGATGCCGATCTGGGTAGAGGGTCCACACGTTCGCCAAGAAGGCAATGCGCCGCTTTCGTTCACGTTTATTCCGGCGGCGCTGGAAGACAATCCATACAACGATACGCCGGAATATCGGGCACGGCTTAATGCGCTGCCTGAGCCGCTGCGTAGTCAGTTGCGCGACGGCATCTTCGCTCTCGGCGGTGAGGACGACGAATGGCAGATGATTCCAACGGCGTGGATCAAGGCCGCGCAGGATCGATGGAAGCCGCGGCCACCGGACAACGTGCCCATGTGTGCAATCGGCGCTGACGTAGCGCAGGGCGGCGGCGATGACACTGCACTCGCTCCACGTTACGACGGCTATTACGAGCAGATCACGAAGGTTCCCGGCGCTCATACACCCGGAGGCGCGGAGGTCGCGGGCCTCGTTGTTTCGAAGCGCAAGCATGGCGCCACGATCATTCTAGATGTCGGCGGCGGTTGGGGCGCAGATGCATACGGCATCTTGCGTGGTGACAACCGCATGGATTCGAAGGAATGCGTCGCGTACATGGGCGTCAAGCCATCAGGCGCACGCTCGCGCGACAACCTGTTCAAGTTCACGAACGTGCGCAGCCAGCTCTACTGGCAGTTCCGCGAAGCGTTGGATCCGGACCAAGCTGGTGGCTCACCGATCGATCTTCCGCCTGACAACGAACTTCTCGCCGATCTCACCGCTGTTCACTACGAGGTCGTCAACCGCGGTCACGAGGGTCAGTTCATCAAGGCGGAGGTGAAGGAGAAGGTCTGCAAGACGCTGGGGCGCTCGACGAACAAAGGTGATGCCGTGGTGATGTCCTGGTACGCCGGCGCACGCGCGATTGCTCGAGCCCGGCCGCCATCGCTTGAGCACGGTGGAATTCGGCATTCCGGGCCGCAAGTGAACTACGGCCCACGCCGGCCTAACGGTATGAGGAGACATTGATGACTGGACTTCACAAGACTGCCAACAAGGTTATCCCGAAAGAGAACTGGCTGCTGCGCGCTAACCCTGCGGCCAAGAAGATCAACGAAGAAAACATGAGAACCCACGAGAGCCTCAACGCACGCATGAATCCGGAGCGTCCTCCGGAAGAGGCTCCGATACCGATGCCGGACGAGGAAGAGATCAAGCGCGCCAAGCGTCGCGGGCAGACGGCTCGCGGGGGAGGTCGCGCATCGACCATTCTCACGGGCGGCGACCAGGAGCGTCTCGGCGGATGATCGATATTAAGAAGCTGATTGCGCTAGGCGATCAGCTTTTCGGCAGTCGCGGCACGTGGATCATGCTGCTCCAGGAGATCGCAGAGAACTTCTACTGTGAAAGGGCGGATTTCACTGTAAAGCGCGAACTTGGTGACGACTACGCTGGCAACCTGACGACGAGCTATCCGCTGATGGTTCGTCGCGAACTGGGCGACTCGATCTCGTCAATGCTCCGTCCGCGTGGGCAGGAATGGTTTTCGATCTCGATCGATGATGAGACGGGCCTCGACAATTCCGGCCGGCAGTGGCTGGAGTGGGCGACTGGCGTACAGAAGCGCGCCATGTATGACCGCATGTCGCAGTTCGTGCGTGCGACTAAGGAAGGCGACCACGATTTCGCCGCATTCGGACAATGCGTCGTTTCGGTCGAGATTGATTGGTCGACGACGACGTTGCTCTATCGAAATTGGCATCTGCGCGACGTTGCGTGGTGCGAGCGTTACAACGGGAGCATCGGTGACATTCATCGCAACTGGTGCCCGGATGTTCGCACGCTGATGACGATCTTCGGCAAGGACAAGCTGCATCAGAACGTAGTCAACCTGCTGGAGAAGGAACCGTATCGGAAGATCAGGTGCCGTCATGTCGTGATTCCGGCCGATCAGTACGATGGTGATCAGCGTTACCGCACGCCGTACGTCTCGATCTATATCGACATCGAGAACGGGCACCTCATCAGTGAGGTTGCGTCGTGGTCGCAGATCTACTGCATCCCGCGCTGGCAGACGGTCTCCGGTTCGCAGTATGCGTACTCGCCGGCCGCTGTCGCAGGATTGCCGGATGCTCGTCTATTGCAGGCGATGACGCTAACGCTTCTCGAGGCCGGTGAGCTGGCGGTGCGCCCGCCGATGATTGCTACCAAAGAAGCGATCCGCGGTGACGTTGCGCTGTACGCCGGGGGCATCACGTGGGCTGACGCGCAGTATGACGAGCGGCTCGGCGAGGTGCTGCGTCCGTTGACACAAGACAAGTCCGGCCTACCGTTTGGTCTCGACGTGTCTGAGGAAAAGAAGCAAATGCTGGCGCAGGCGTTTTACCTCAATAAGCTGAGTCTGCCGCCGGCAGGCGAAGGCGAGATGACGGCGTACGAGACCAGCCAGCGAATTCAAGAGTACATTCGCAACGCGCTCCCGCTCTTTGAGCCGATGGAAGTTGAGTACAACGGCGCGCTATGCGAAATGACGTTCGACGCGCTGATGCGTGTCGGTGCGTTCGGTCCGGTAGACGATTTTCCGGAGTCGCTGCAAGGCGAAGATGTTCGCTTCAAGTTCGAATCGCCACTGCACCAGGCGATCGAGCGCCAGAAGGGCCAGAAGTTCCTTGAGGCGAAAGGCTTGTTGCGTGAGGCCGCTGAGCTGGATCCATCATCAAACGCTGTGGTCGACGCTCGGATTGCTCTACGCGAGGCACTGTCCGGTATCGGCGTGCCGGCGAAATGGATGCGTTCCGAAGCGGATGTCGAAGCGCACGCTCAGCAGCAAGCTCAGCAGCAGCAGGCCCAAGAAGCACTAGCGATCGCTCAGCAGGGCGCTGATGTGGCGAAGACTGCCGGCGAAGCTGCAGTAGTGGGTGAGGCAGCTTGAACAAGCCGAAGCTTCCGATCGCCGAGCCTTGGAAGCCAACCGATTGGGATCTGGCCGACGCTGCGGCGATCCAGGCGCTCGTCCGTGGTGACGCTTCTCACGAGCAGCAGCGGCGTGCAATCGACTTCATCATCAATGGCGTCGCGTGCACCTACGACCTTTCCTACCGCCCCGGCAGTGATCGCGACACTGCGTTCGCCGAGGGCAAACGTTTTGTCGGCCTTCAGCTCGTGAAGGCCATCAACCTCAACCTCGCCGCAATCCGGCAAGCAAAAGACAATACGCCACGAGAGCAGGCGTAATCCCGTCAACACAGGAGACTGGCAGTGCCCGACCCGAATCAAAACTCTGGCGATCCGAACGCGAATCAAAACCCAAGCGGCGGCGACTGGCGCACGACATTTGGTGCCGACGCCACGCAAGCCCTGTCCGGCTTCAAGGAGCCGGGCGACTTCTTCAAGCAATTCCAAACGGTGTCAACCGAGTTGGATGGACTGAAGAAGAGCCCGCCGACGTTCGACTGGCGTAAGGAGATGGCGGGTGACGACGCCGACTTCGCCAAGCAGCTGGAACGCTTCTCGACTGGTAAGGACTTCAGCAAGGCATTCCGCGAGGCGCAGACAAAGATTCGTTCCGGCGAGCTCGGAAAACCATTACCGAAAGACGCGACCCCTGAGCAGATCGCCGAGTGGCGCGAAGGCAATGGCGTTCCTGAGAAGCCCGACGGCTACTTCTCGAGCATGCCGAATGGTCTGGTGATCGGCGCGGATGATAAGCCGATGTTCGACGCCGTCGCGGCTAAGTTCCATGAGCACAATGTGCGACCCGAGGTGATGCACGCCGTGGCGCAGTGGTACTACGGCATGCAGGATGAGCAGGTAGAGGCGCAAAAGGTCGCTGACGTCGAAGGTAAGAACAAGCTTGCCGGCGCGCTGCGGACCGCTTGGGGCAATGACTTCACTTCGAATAGTAACGTCTACGCGAGTTACATCGACTCAGCGCCGAAGGAAGTGAAGGAACTGCTGACGCAGGCTCGTGGACCGGATGGCAACTTCGTGTTGTACAACCCGGCCATCGTCTCGTGGCTCACGGCTCAGGCACGCGAGATCAATCCGGCTGGTCATCTCGTGCCGAATACTGGCGCAGGTGACATGCAGTCGCTTCAAACTGAAATCGACAGTATCGAGAAGCTCATGCGTACCGATCGCCAGGCGTACAACAAGGACACGGCGAAGCAGGACCGCCTGCGTCAGCTGTACACCGCGCGCACCAAGCTGCAGGAGCGTGGCAGGGCCGCATGACGCGGATCAAGATCAGGGCACTGCGAGCAGAGCTAGCAAACATCCTTGCGACTGTCCGCGATCGGCCGGTGACCATCACCAAACATGGCAACGACGTTGCGGTGATGGTCTCGCCTGAGGTCTATTCCGAGTACCTGCGGTTGCGAAGTGTGTACACAACCATACCGACGCGACGCCGACCTGAATTAGTTTCCTGCGTGTGATCGGCTAACCCGTAAGGCCCCGATCGAGAATGTTTCTTTTGCTGTAGCAAGGCCCCGCCTTGTCGAATGCAGGCCCGGCGCAACGCCGCTAACCCTGCGGAGACTGTCAGCGGCCAACCCAAGCGAAGGCTTCACCCCCTTTTCTTTGGAGTTGGCAACCATGGCTGAGACAGCCTTCCAGATTCAATACCGGCAGGAGTTCATTGCCGGTTTCGAGCAAACACAGTCGCTGCTTCGTGACGCGGTCACGACCGAGGCGGTCATCAAGGGCAATCAGGCGACGTTTCTAGTCGCTGATTCTGGCGATGCCGAAGCGAACACGCGCGGCGTCAATGGCTTGATCCCGGCGCGCGCAGACAACCTTGCTCAGAACACTGCGACGCTGGTCGAGTGGCATGACCTTGTGCGGAAGACGGACTTCAACGTTTTTGCCTCGCAGGGCAATCAGCGCGAGATCATGCAAAAGACCTCGATGGGGGTCATCAATCGCAAGGTCGACAGCGACATCATCACCAAGCTCAACACCGGCACGGTGAACACCGGTGCTGCGGTAACCGCTTCGATCGCCGTTGTGACGAAGGCGCAGACAATCCTGCAAAACAACGATGTTCCTTGGGATTCGAACATCACTGCTCTCGTTACGCCGGCCTTTATGGGCTACATGCGCCAGACGAAGGAGTTCTCAAGCGCCGAGTATGTTGGCGGGAAGAAGCCGTGGGAAACGGGTGACCCGAACTGGCGCGACAAACCGATTGCCTACTTCTGGTTGGGCATGGTGTGGATTGTTCATCCGAACTTGCCGGGCAAGGCGACTTCGGCTGAGAAGTGCTTCGTTTTCCACAAGTCCGCGATCGGTCACGCGATCAACAAGGCCGGCATTCAGACGCCGGTCGGCTATAACGAAGAGCAGGCATATTCCTGGGCTCGCTGCTCGGCGGATATGGGCAGTGTCGTTCTTCAAAACGCGGGCATTGTCGTGGTGAATCATGACGGTTCCGCTCTGGTCGCGGCGTAGGAGTAACTGAACATGTCGTATTCAACTTCTAGTCCTCCGTCTCTCGAAACCCAGGCAATCGCCGGGCCGAAGTCATTCATCTATCACTCGTCAGATGGCTCGACCTCGGTTTCTGCGTCCGGCTACATCAGCAACGGCCAGGATCTGGGCATGAAGCTCGGCGACCGTCTGACTCTGGTTGAGACCGATAACAGCTACGCGCGCTCCATCGGCGCGGTGACGGCTGTGTCGACCAGCGATGACTCGGTGACTGTTTCGTTCGGCTCGCTCACCTCGACCTGACCGTCAAGGCAATGGGCACTCACGAAAGGCTCGCTTCGGCGGGCCTTTCTCTTTTGTAACTCAGGAGACTGGCGATCATGACTCAGCTTGCACCCAACGGTTTGAAGCCTTCGGAGAGCATTCGTAATCAATGGCATGCGGAACCCGAGCACGGGACGCCGCCTGAGGCGCTGCTGGATCCGGCGTACTGGGCGCATGTATCCGTGAAGATGCGGCGTAAGGACATTGTCTGCGCGCTGGCGGTCGACAACAGCTACTTTTCAGAGCTGCTTGTGATCGATGTGGGCAAGAACTACGCGAAGGTTGTGCAGCTGAGATGCGTTCAGATCACACAGGCGCAGATTGTGAGGAACCCGATTCCCGATGGATTCGAGATCAAATTCCGCGGCAAGGAAACGAAGTGGTCTGTGCTTCGTGGCAAGGATGTTCTGAAGGACAAGCTGGAGACGCCTGACGCCGCGGAGCAATGGTTGGCGGATCATGTGAAGACGCTGAAGGCAGCCTAACGTGGCCAACAAGCTGAGCTTATACAACGGTGCGCTTCGAGAGGTTGGTGAGCGAAAGCTTGCGAGCCTCTCGGAGAATCGCGAGCCACGTAGGGTACTGGACTCCGCGTGGGATGCGGAAGCTGTCGCGACTTGCTTGGCGGCTGGACTTTGGAACTTCGCGACCAATTCGATTGAGCTGACGCATTCGCCTTCGGTCGATCCGGCGTTCGGCTACCAATACGCATTCGACAAGCCAGAGAACTGGGTACGCACGGTCGCTCTCTGCGAGGACGAGCGATTCAAGATGCCGCTCCTGCAATACCAAGACGAGGGGCGTTACTGGTATGCGGACGTGGAAACAATCTACGTGCGCTACATCGACATGGGCACGTCCTTCGGCCTCGACTACGGCAAGTGGCCGGTCAATTTCACACGCTACGCCGAGAGCTTTCTTGCGGCGCGCGTGTGCATGTCGCTCACGCAGAATCAGACGAAGCGTGACAACCTCGAGCGTGACGCTGAAGTGTGGCTAACCAAGGCGAAATCGACTGACGCCATGGACGAGCCAACGAAGTTTCCGCCGCCCGGCACGTGGTCGACAGCGCGTCATGGCCGAAGCGTGCGCCATGATCGCGGTAGCCGGAGTAGGTTGATCGGATAATGCCGAAGCAGAACGGCCAGTTGCTGGCCTTCAACCGAGGAATTCAGTCGCGTCTCGGCCTGGCCCGTATCGATTTGGAACGGACAGCGCTTGCCGCAGAGGTGCAAACGAACTGGATGCCGAGAACCCTCGGCTCCATGATGTTGAGACCTGGTTGGGAATATATCGATGGAACTCGCTCAGGCGCAGTGGCGAAGCTATTCCCGTTTGTGTTTGCGACGGATGACTTCGCACAGTTGGAAGTGACGTCCGGCACGCTGAGGGTGCGAGTCGATGACGAACTGATAAGTCGGCCAAGCGTAACGGCGGCCGTCACCAATGGAACGTTTACGTCCGATCTGACGGGTTGGACGGATAGCGATGAGTCGGGCGGTGTGTCCCAGTGGCAAGTCGGTGGTTACATGGCGCTCATGGGAACGGGCACCAATGCCGCGATTCGAGACCAGCAAGTGACGGTGTCGGAGGCGGGCACAGAGCACGCGTTACGAATCATTGTTGCGCGCGGCCCGGTGATTTTGCGCGTCGGGTCTACGTCAGGCGGCGACGATCACATTACTGAGACTACGCTGGGCACAGGAACGCACTCACTAGCGTTCACGCCAACTGGAAACTTCCACATTCGGTTGTTCAGCCGCCGAGCATTCACGTCGCTGGTCGATTCCGTTGCCGTGGAAGGCGCAGGAACCATGGAGCTAACCGTCCCGTGGCAGGAGGCCGACAGGCGCATCATCCGAATGACACAGTCTGGCGATGTGCTATTCGTTGCGTGCGATGGATACCAGCAACGCAAGATCGAGCGACGCGCAACACGATCATGGTCCGTTGTTCTCTACGAGTCAGAAACCGGACCTTTTCGAAACGTCAATACGACTCCCATCACGATTACCCCTAGCGGGCTGACTGGCGATATCACGCTCACCGCATCATCCGCGCTGTTTCGATCGGCGAATGTCGGATCTTTGTACCGGATTCAGTCCACCGGCCAAACGGTGACTGCATCGATCAACGCGCAGGATACGTTCACGAACCCGATTCGGGTCGCCGGCGTGGAGGGGCAGCGTTCATTCGGTATCAGCATCGCGGGCACGTTTACCGCTACGGTGACCCTGCAATACTCGGTCGGTGAACCAGGTAGCTGGGTCGATGTGCAGTCATACACAGCGGCAGAGTCAACGAGCTACAACGACGACCTTGACAACCAAATCATCTACTACCGCATCGGCGTGAAATCAGGCGATTTCTCGTCCGGCCCGGTGGCCGTGACATTAAGTTACACCTCCGGCAGCATCACAGGAATCGCCAGAGTTACCGCATACTCAGGGCCGACGATTTTGAGCGCGATCGTGCTACAGGATTTTGGCGCTACGACTGCGAGTTCAGACTGGTGGGAGTCGATCTGGTCAGACCGACGCGGTTGGCCATCGGCCACGGCCCTGTACGAAGGGCGTCTGTGGTGGTTTGGTAAGGACAAGTCGATCGGATCCATTTCGGACGCGTTCGAGGATTTCGACGACAACTTCGAGGGCGACGCCGGCCCGATCAGTAGGAGCATTGGTGAAGGTCCAGTTGACGCGATTTGCTGGGCGCTTCCTATGCAACGCTTGCTTATTGGAACCGGTGGCGCTGAGTTCTCGGCGCGTTCAAGTTCGTTCGATGAGCCGTTGACGCCGAGCAATTTTAATATCAAGCCAGCGTCGACTCTCGGATCTGCATTAATCAATGCAGCTCGCATCGACTCCACCGGCGTGTTTGTGGACAAGTCGCTGCAGCGACTGTATCAGCTGAGCTACAACATAGACCAAAATGACTATCGTCCACAGGATCTGACATTGCTCGTGCCGGATCTGCATGAAGCCGGTATCGTCGACATCGCGATACAACGGCAACCTGACACACGCATTCACTGCCTTCGAGCCGATGGCACAGTTGGTGTGGTTGTTCGTGATTCCGCGGAAAACGTTATTTGCTGGATTGAGCTTGAAACGGATGGCGAAGTCGAAGACGCATGCGTTCTTCCCGGCGCGAATGAGGATCGCGTCTATTACATCGTGAATCGCTCGACTGGACGGTTCGTTGAGAAGTGGGCTCTTGAGTCGGAATGTCGAGGGCGACCGACTGGAAAGCTGGCCGATTCATTTGTCTACTACAGCGGCTCGGCTACCACGGCTATCGGTGGGTTAGGGCATCTTGAAGGTCAAGAGGTCGTGTGCTGGGGGTGGAACACGGTCACACCGTTCACCGACGATGATGGCAATGCGGTTGGGAAGGACTTCGGCACGTTCACTGTCGTCGGCGCTCAAATCACCGGACTGAGCGACGCCGTCACTGATGCCTGCGTCGGACTTTCCTATGAGGCGCGCTTCAAGAGCGCCAAGCAAGCGTTCGGTGCTGCACTTGGCACGCCGCTGAACCAGCGCAAGCGCATCGACCACGTCGGAATGATACTGATGAACACCCACAAGGGCGGCGTTCAGTTCGGTCCGGACTTCGAGACAATGGATGACATGCCGGCCTATGAGAACGAACTCGAGGTCGGTGAGGATCATGTGTGGGAAGACTACGACAAGGACATGATCAGCTTTCCAGGCGAATGGTCCACTGACAGCCGACTATGTCTGAAAGCAGCTGCACCGCGGCCTTGCACTGTGCTCGCAGTGACGACGGCCATGGTCACACACGACAAGACCTGATCTATCGATTTGCGACCGCTGATGACCTACAGCGGTTCTATAGTGAGTTGCCACGGCAAACGATTCGCGCAGTAGTCATCCTGTTAGATGACGAGCCGATTGGAATCATCGGCATTGCCAGAGATTCTGGATGCTGGAAATTCTTCTCTGAATCAAAGCCGTCGCTAGATCTGCGCAGATTCCAGGTGTTGCGCGCGATCAGGTTAGCTATGTCTCTCGTTGAGTCATCAAGATGTGATGTATATGCGGTGCGAGAAGAGGGCACCGATGCACTCGTAAGGCTTGGATTCGAACACGTGGAAGGCGATATCTACAAATGGCCGTACTCTCAGCAGCGCTACCGTACATAACTGCGGCTTCGACGGTGCTGACAACTGGCGCTGCAATTCAGCAGGCCAACGCTAGGAAGACATCGCTTGAAGCCGAAGCCCGTGCGCGCGAAGAAGATGCCAATGCCGAACAAGCCGAGTCTCAGCGCGCCTCTGTCATCGAACGCCGTAAAGCGCGCAATTTGATGTCGCGGGCGCGGGCAGTGGCCGCAGCTTCCGGCGGCGGCGCGAGTGATCCTACGGTCGTTAACCAGCTGACGAATATCGAAACACAGGGTGAGCTGAACGCGTTGAACACAATGTACTCCGGCAACACCGCAGCTCGTGGCTTTCGTCAAGGCGCTGCCATCGCCAGAAATGAGGCGACAGCCGAACAAACTTCCGGCTATCTGCGGGGAGCGTCGACTGCGCTGGGTGGCGCGAGTAGCTGGTATGACAAGTATGGCGGCAAGAAGAAGTACGGCTCCTAACCATGGCACGCATTCCTGACTCATCTCAGCTCGGGTACAGCGTTCCGCGCACCCCACGTACGCCGCGCTTTCAGGATCGCTCAGGAGAAATCGTTGCCGATGCGGTGGGGCGATTCGCGCAGACCGCGGGTCAAGCGGCGTATCAGATCCAAGAGAAAGATGATCAGTTCGGCTTTGCGCGCGCCAAGACGGCGCTACTGCAAGCAGATGTTGATGCGCGCAACGCGCTTGAGAATGACGGCGACTGGCAGACCTACGAGAAACGCTATTCGGAGAAAATGACCCAAGCGCGCGAAAAAGCCGCCGGAATGATCCGCGGCAACCGCGATCGCGCGTTGTTCGACATGGACGCCAAGCTCGACTTCGACCGCGGCGTTGGCGAGGTTCGCAACATTGCCAAGCGAAAGGAGGTCGACTGGGGGCGCGCGTCCCTTGATGAGATGCTCGAAAGTAGCCGCACGGCGGCCTTGAGCGCCAAGGATGAGCAGACGCGTGCGGCGCTTATCGCAGCGACCCAAGACGCTATTGAAGGCGCGCGGCTTAAAGGCTACCTGACTGAGCAGGAGGCAACAAATCAACGGCAGCTATGGACCGCCAGCTATGCCGAAGGCTTCGTTGGCATGCAGCCGGCGGAGAAGAGGATTGAGCTTCTTTCTCAGCGGTCTCGATCCGCGGAAGGGCCGCTCGCTGAAGTGTATGCAGATTACCCCGGGCTTGCTCAATACGGCTTTCAGTTCAGGGATTCGCCGGGTCTGGGTCGCGGACGAAAGCTTGAGTTTTATCCGCCGGGCGAGTCGCACAGTCCGTTCGAAGACAAAACTCGCCCTGGTATTGAGCGCTTTGATCCGGCGATGGGCAAGACAGATTTCTTTGGTGAAATGCTTCACCACGTTCCGCGTGTGGATAAACGCGTTGGAGAGATGCGTGATGCATTTCAGGATTCGATCACTGCGGAGCAGGAAGAGCAGTGGTTGAGAGGAGACTATCAGTCCCAACTCAAAAAGGGGATTTTCGGCGAAAGAGTTCCAACCTTTGATCAGTGGTTGAAGAAGCAGGGCGGCGACGCGTTCTTCCGCGGGTTTCTCACCGGGCAATATCCTTCTGAGGCATATACGCCCGGGCAGAAAGAAATGTTCATGCAGCTAGATGCTCAATTACGCGAGGGGCAATCCCAGAGAGCTGGATCGGTTGCAGATCTAATCGCTCCGGATCGACGGGCGGAGTTGCTCAAGATTGCACAAAATGAGAAGCGCATCGCCGATGAGCGCGCAGAAGCTGAGGCTCGTAAGGCGACCGTCAACAGCACATCGGCCAGAATCATTTCCGAATATACGAAGCATGGCCCGGAGGCTGGAGCGGCAGCGCTGCAAAAGCTGAACCTCAAACCAGAGGTGATGCGCGAAGTCTGGAACTCGGTCAATTCCGATCTGTCTCGCCTGCGCGAAGTCCGTCAGCAAGAGAATGCGTCAGCAATTGCTGATCTCAATAGTCGGATCCAGAGCGAAACAGCCGGGTCTGACGCCTTAGTCGAAGCCGATCTATTGTGGAACAAGGGAGCATTCACGCCAGCGGAGTATGCGTCGGCTGTTGGCCGGATTGAGGCGAGCCAGCTACGCGGCGCGACGAATGCAGCAACGGCTACCGAGATTCGCCGCGCGCTAGAGACTGGCGTGCCGCTGGACCCAGCCAACGAAACCATTCGCAAAGCGCTTAGCACGACTTTCAAACAAGACGTCCAAGACGTCCCAATTGGATCGCCAGCGTGGCAGGCGGCTGCCGGCGCTTACGCGACGCGGACTCGAATGCTGCCGGAGCCAGCGATTGCATGGACCCGCGCGTCAATGCGTTCGCCAGACCCGAGCATTGTGGCCGCCGCCGCCGAATTCATCGGCGGCATCGATACGACGGCAGGTGATGCCCTGAGTGGCCTGGACGCCAACACGAAGGCCATGGCCGGCATGATCAATTCGATGATCTCCGCGGGCACCGATCCGAAGAAAGCGGCAGAGATGGCGCGCAGTCAAATCCTGGATGCAAACCCGGCCATCGTGAAATCGCGGGAAGATCAATACGCGAAGGGTGGGCAGGACTCCCTCGCAGCCTCGTCCACCGGAACGTTGCGCGGCTTAGTCGATCGCGATTTTGACTCGTGGGCATCGGCCGAGCCTGCGGTTACCCAGGCGCTGGATGTGGATTTTCGGGACCAGGTTGGACGGTACTTCGTCCGTACCGGAGACATTGAGCTGTCGAACGAACTCGCTTGGGCAGATTTGAAGCGGGTCTATGGACCGACCTATGTCAACGGCGGGCGCCAGATGATGGCTTTCCCGCCGGAAAGGTTTGGCGTGACTCGCGAGAACCTTCTGAAGGATCTCTCCTCATTCTTGGAGAGCAGCCCGCAGGCGGATGGGTCCACAGCGGATAATCTGATTCTTGTGCCAGACGCTTTGACAATGCGACAGGTCCGCGGTGCGCTGGATGGCAAGCCAGTGATGCCGTCATATCGACTCATGACGAAAAGCGGAGACCTCGCGCTAAACGCAAAGGGAGAGCCTCAGCGGTACAGCTTGCCCGGCAGTGAAGACATGGTCGAACAGTTGAAGCTATCAGAACAAGCCGCGGCTGCCGCCGCGGCAGCGCAGATTGAAGAAGCGCGTCGAGCTCGTGCTGAGAGAGCAAAGCGCGATCACGGCTATAGCGGGCCTGGAATTCTACGCTGATGCCCGTGACCTCCGATCCTCGTTACTCGCAATCGGCCATCGCGGGGCCGGTAAACTCTGGTCTGTTCGCTCGACCGACTGAGGAGATCGAGCCATCAACGCTGGAAGTGTTCTCAGCAGCCGCACGGCAATCAAACATTGCCGGCGCTGCGTACGAGCGATTCTCGAATCCTGATCCGGACTTGCCGGATGCTCCTGCCGGATGGGACCCGCTCGACCATATTGCGGGTTACGAAGAGTTTGCCCACAACCTAAGCGATGCTCGAACGCCATCGCAGCTCGCTGGCATGATCAATCGCATCGAATCGTACAAGGCAGACAAAGAATCCTTGCGTCGCGCGGGCCTCGGTGGCTTCGGCGCTGAAGTCACGATGAACATTCTGGATCCTACGTTCTTGGCATCCATCGCCGTTCCCGAGGCCGCGTTGGCACGCTCTACTCGACTCTATCGCGCTGGACAGGCAGCAGCGCGTGGAGCTGCGGAGGCTGGTGCGTATGAGATAGGAATGCACGCTCTGCAGGAAAATCGAACTGCCCAGGAATCGATTTTCAGCGTCGGCGCGGGGGCGCTGCTTGGTGGCGTTCTGGGGTCCATTCTGAAGAGGGCTGAGCGCACGGAAATGCAGCCGATCATGGATGTGGTGGATCAGGAGATGCGATCCATGAGGTCCACCGGTGGCGCGGCGGCGTCGATGCGTGAATCGACGCTTGCGCGTGAATCTCTCGCCGCGGGTGGTAAGCAGATGTCCGGTGCGATGGAAAAAATCCCGCTGCTTGGTACGGACCTGGACAAGGTCATGGCTTCGGATTCTGTGGTCGCGAAGCAGGTGCTTCAGGAAACCGCAGACGTGCCGGCTATCCTCGGGAAAAACCTCGAAGGCGAGGCTACGCCCGCATCGGTTGAGTCATTCGCATCACGTCATGATGCGAGGCTCGCCGACTTCGCAGATGACTCGCGCCGGCAGTGGGTTGCTTATAAGAAGCGAGTACCGAGCGGCGAGCGCATGTCCGAAGGGGACTTCTATACCGCCATCGCCTCGGCCTCACGTCGCAGTGATTCGGTCGGGATTCCAGAGGTTGACGCATCTGCAAAGCTCCTCCGCGATCGAGTGTTTGATCCATTGAAGCGGGATGCGATCGACCTCGGATTGCTTGAGGATCCAGTGCAGGCCGCGCAACGTGCGGCAGAGAAGAGGGCCGTCGACAAGTACGTCGCAGCGGAGACTCGTCAGATCTATGACAACTATCGGGCGCGCGTCAATCAAGCAATTGCAGAAACAGATTCCGTGGATGCGGTACGCGGAACGACCGGGCTAGCCGGAGATGCCCTGCCAGCCGGGGAACGATCAGCAGCGATTCGCGCTGAACTCGAACGCGCTACCGATGTTGAGCGAGCTGCGTCACAGCGAGCATTGGATGATATAGATGAGCGTGTTGCTCAGGCTGAGCGGAAGCTTGATGAGACGCTCGCCACGCTGAAAACACAGAGGGATTCGGACCTAGCTGCGCTGCGAGCACAGAATGAGGCGAATGCCGCTGCGGCCAATACATCGACCAAGTCCACGCGCGAGTCGCTTGCAGATGAGCTGACCAGGGCGTTGGCCACGGAAAGGCAGGTTCGGACTGATTCAGTCAACATTGCTGAGGAGGCGCTGGAAAACGCGCAGCGCGATTACGCGCGCGAACGCTCTAGAATCAGCCGAGATGTCGAACCGAAAAAAAGGCGCCAGGAACTGCTACGCGCGAAACTTGCGCTGCAGGAGGCCAAGAAAAAGCGCGCGGTGGCCGTTGAGCAGGCGAAGACTCATTTCTCTCAAGCCACCAGTAAATTGCGTGAGCGCTTCGGAAAGGACTCGCTGAAGGCGGCCTCGAAAGCGGTTAGGGAAGAACCCAGTTTGCGCGCTGCTTATGAGCACGGTCGTGATGTTGAGAGCGCCAGAGCGCAACTCCAGCGCCAACGTATGATTGCGAGCAGAGATAGGGCAGCTGAGAAGACCCGAGCACGTGATTCGATAGGGGCATTGAATAAGAAAGCCTCGACAGATCTTGAGAGGTTGCGCCCGGAGAGTCGCAAGAGATTTGTCGCCCGCGCGAAGCGGGTTGCACGCGGCGTGGCAGACGATAGCCCTGAGGTCAACGAGCTTGCAAAGCTTTTGAGGGAGCAGGGCTCAGGAACGCTTGGCAAGCGCGTCACCGTGCCAAAGGTAGACGAGCGCTACGTAAAGCGCGTCACAGGAGCCGACTCCTACTTCCGTCGAATGTATGACCGCGAATCCATTCGCGCAAACCTGCCCGAGTGGAAGCGCGTGCTTCGAAATTGGTTTATGCGCTCTGGCAATGCAGATGCATCTGAGGTGGATGCTGCGATCGAGGACGTGACGAAGAAAATTCTCGGTGCTGACGTGGGCCAGGCGAATTTCGCTACGAAGATTACGGTGCCTAAGGCGGGGCCACTTCAGGAACGAACGCTCGACATTCCCGATCAGCTGATCGAGAAATTCCTCGTAAACGATCCGCTCAAAGTGGCTCGCGCCTATGTTCGCGAGCTCGGGCCTCAGGTTGAAATGAAGCGTCGATTCGGCGATGTGGACATGAGTCAACAGCTGCAGTCTGTGTCCGACGATTACGCGATCATGAGAAAGCGCATCGAAGACTCAAGGATGCCAGAAAAACAGAAGACGAAGGAACTGAATCGGCTCATTGAGCAAGAGAAAAATATGAAGGAAGCGCTGATCCGAATCAGAGATCGCATCCTTGGGCGAGCCGGCAGGCTAGGGCCGGACGTGTCTGAAGGCGGGCGGCGGGCAGTCATGGCAGCACGAGGTTGGCGAAACTGGGTAGCCTCCGCGCGTTTGGGCGCCACAGCTCTGACGGGCGGAACAATGGATACGGCTCGCATCGCCGCTCAATACGGATTCCTTCCGACCTTTCGAAAGCTGGCGCAGCTCGTCGGTTCGAAAAGCTTTCGTAAACTGTCGAAAGAACACGCTCGCCGTGCGGCATCTGCCGTTGAAGTGGCGTTGTCTCGGCGCGTCCAGGCGGCCTATGACGGTGCGTTGACCGAAGGTTGGACCGAGAAACTCGCGAACGGCCTGTACAAGTACACCGGCTTGAATCACATCATGGATTTCAACCGGACGCTGGCAGCTTCGTTGTTTGAAGACGCGGTGATATCGTCTGCAAAGGCGGTGGCCAGTGGTAAGTCAGTGCCGCGCGGCGCTCGAGCGCGGCTGGCGTCCATCGGCATTGGGACTGACGAGCTTCAGCGTATCGCCGCGGAAATCGAGAAGCACGGCGGTGAACTTGATGGAATCGGTGTATCTGGCTCTGCCGATTGGGATGACAAGGCACTCGCCGATCTGTACGACGCAGCCGTATTGCGAGAGTCGAAGATTGTTGTCCAGCAGCCCGGGGCTGCGGATCGTGTGTGGTGGATGGATTCCGAGACCGGCAAGCTGATCGGGCAACTTAAGTCGTTTTCGCTCTCGGCCCCGGCACGCTTGTTGATGCCTCCGGTTCAAGCATTGGGCCGAGGTGAGTATGCAACTGCCGCTCGATTCATTGGCTATATGTTGATCGGTGGTTATCTCACTCACTCACTGCGTCAAACGCTCGCCGGCAAGGAGCCGACAACAGATCCAAAGACCGCGGCCGTGGAGGCGATCACCGAATCGGGTGTCATGGGGATCTTTCCGGACCTGCTGTCACCGGTGGGTAGGCGCCTCGGCCTCGCGGAATCGGCTCGTCTATCTGATCGCAACGTGCTTTCGGCTTACGGTGGTCCTGCGCTGGGTCTTGCTGGCGACGTGTACGACTTCGCCATGAACAGAACTGAGGACGGGATATCCGCCCGGGATCTGCACATGCTTCGCCGCATGTTGCCATTCAACAATGCGTGGATGCTCCGAAGACAGATCAATGCATTAGAGGGAGAGGCCGCGGAAGCGCTCGATCTGCGTGGCGCGGACAGTGATGACTTTCTCGGAAGGATTGTGCGGACCGACGCCGTGCTTCCGTCAGGGCAGCGTGGCGGAACTGGGACTGGTAAGCAGGAAGGCCAGATTCTATTGTCTGGCACCTGATTTATAAGTGGAAATGAACTCGGCCGCCCTGATGGCGACATCCTCAAGCATGTTGCCATCCTGGCCCCATTGAACGGTGCCTTTCCAGTTTCCGCCTTCCTGCTCAATTAGGGTTTCGGTGACGTTGTCGCCATCGATGATGCGGATCCGAAGCTTGATGTGCGAGTCGCCGGCGAATGGGCCAAGAAATATTCGCTTGCCCTTTCCTGAAATATCGATGCTTTCAATGATCGGCTCGACTTTCACGCCTTCAGGCAGCGCCTGAACTGCCGGCAGCGTGTATTCGTCCAATCGTTCCTGAACCGCTTCGGCTTCGTCACCCGTGACGGGTAGCAGTTCGCCTGCCGAGACTGGCTGAGCAATAAGCAGCGCGAAGCAACATAGAAGCTTCATAGACCCTCCTGTGTCCCACGGACTCTACGGGAGCGGCGTGATTTTGCAAATTGATCCGTTGGAGATGTGAATGCCATCAACCGCAACGTCGATTCTCGACGGGCTTTCGACCAGTGTGGCAGTGAAGGCCCCGTGTCGAACTGTCGCCATATCGAACATCACGCTCGCTGGCCTGCAGACGATCAGCGGGTATACAACCGTCGAAGACGATCGTGTGCTGGTCAAGGGACAGACTGACCCTGTAGAAAACGGCATCTACATGGCGAGTACTGGCCAGTGGAGGCGTTCAAAGGATGCTGACGGCAATAGAGATTTGGTTCAGGGAACGCGGGTAATCGTCCGAAGCTCCACCGTAGATGGCGCTGAGTACGAGCTCACGACCGCCAACCCGATCGTCATCGGCACAACCGCGCTCACGTTCGAGCTGCGGTACGGCGCGAACGCGACTTGGGATCAAACGGAAGACGAAATCGCGGCCGGCGTGACGCCGATCAACACCGGCATTGAGCCCGGGTATGTCTACCGCTATGGGTCAAATGCGGTTCCAGGCACGACGAATATGACTTCCGCCATTCAGGCGGCGCTTGATGCAAATGATGTCGTGTACCTACCAAACGACGACATGGCATTCACTAATGTCACGATCCCGGCGAATCGAACGGTTATTGGTCAAGGTCCACGCAACAGCCGCCTGATTCAAACCGCTGGAACGACTGGATACGCGATTGAGTTCGAGGACTTGTCTTCGTCAGACATCTCTGAAGGCGCCACTTGGTTCAAAGGATTCGCCGTTCATGTGGCCACGACTTCGCATGGTATTCACATGGATGGAGTCAACGCCTCCATGTTTCTGACTGACAACTTCCGGCTCTACTCGAGGCATGCTGAGTCTCTTGGGAGTCCACCGTACTCGACAACGGCAAATCAGCGCGGTATTTACATTCAAAACGGCAGTGCCGGATCAATCTTCTTCGCGCACCACCGCAACCTAGAAATTCGGTCGTTCGACATCGCGATCGATGCGGACGACATAATCAACGAATGGTGCATCCACGGCTGGATACTCGATTGCAGAATTGCTGTCAGGCTCACCGACTGCAGCACCTGGGATCTTAGCGGACTTACGGTCGAGACCGGAGTCGAGAACGCGCGTGCTCTGCAAACATTTGGCGCTGTCTCCAATATCAAATGGATTGGCGGGCGCTGGGAACTCACGCAGGCAGGTTGCTACGGATTAGAAGGGGATGGAAGCACGACCGGCGGCAATTGGAGGCTCGCTGCTATCAACGTATTGATCACCGGGGATGGCTCAGCGATCCCGGGGCAGAAGTGGACCGGAACGCTCCCAAATGATGTCGTCTTCGAAGGAACGGATACCGTTGGACCGTTCATGGTTATTCCCAACGCAAACCAGACACACCGCATGCCTCAGCGGATTGCTATTGGTGGATCAGGGCTCGGTAACGGCCGCATCACAATTGGACGCGATTCAGGTGCCGCTGACGGCACGTTCGAGCACGATGGTACGCATCACGTCATCACTGCCGGCAACTCGCTCAAGCTCCGCGGTGATGGTACGTCGAACGATCGACTGGAGGTGAATGGCACGCGAGTAATTGTCACGGGAGCGGATGGCGCAACCGGGTACACCGCTGCTCTGCGCTTCGGCACAAACTCATACCTATGGGTCGACTCCACCGGTGATCTTCGTATCAAGCAAGGCACGCCGACCAGCGACACAGATGGCAGTGTTGTTGGTACACAGTCCTAGAGCATGGACACGCAGCTTCCAGATGATTTCGATCCGACGAAGCTAGTTGACGATCCCGATCAAATGCAGCAACCACCCGAAAGCGGCAATGAAAAGAATCAGAGCAACGGTTCGAAGCGCAATCGCCCCGATAAGGTAGAGGAATCTATGCATCCTTGGGACCTCCTCCGTAAGCACATCTTTGCCGGCAGCTGTTGTACCGGTGTCGCTGTTCTTTACGCTCTATCGAGCTGGGATCACGGGTGGATCCCGGGCCTGCAAAGTCCGTTCGCTTCGTCGAGTGAGTTTCAGAAGTCGAGAGATGAAATGACGTCGCTGAAGAGTGATGTGAACGAGATAGTTATTTTGAGCATCGCCAGGGCCATCCGTGATCTGCAAGACGAAATGTGTGAGGGCTGGACGCGTTCTAAAGCCGATCGGCTGGACGAGCTGCAGTACAAGTATCAGGCGCGAACTGGCAACCGATATCCTGATCGGCAGCGTTGCTGATGTCACGTAGGCGAAAGTGCTAATGGCGCAGATCACTTGGTTTGCGTGCTGGTTCGTGATGGCTTGCGTTGTTGGATGGACAAATCGAAATGATTGCAATCGAGCGGATTATTGACCGCCTAGTGGACGATGAAGGCGAAGTGCTTCACGCCTACGAAGATCATCGTGGCTTCATCACTATCGGCGTCGGGCGCTTGATTGATCGTAAGCGCGGAGGCGGGATTACTCGCGATGAATCGCGCTACCTGCTTGCGAACGACATCCGAAAGTGGATCGCGATTGCTGGCCAGTGGGGCTGGTTCGAAGCGCTGAGCTGGCCGAGGCAGGGCGTCATTATATGCATGCTCCACCAGCTCGGTGCCCGTGGCGTTGCTAATTTCGGAAAGATGATCGCCGCACTCGCCAGAAGTGACTTTGAGACCGCGGCCGACGAGATGCTTGACAGCGCTTGGCATCGAGATCCAAAGACCCAGAAACGATGTGAGCTTATGGCGCAGATCATGCGCTCTGGAGAGTGGCAATGAAGATGTTAGTAGTTTTTTGGGTCGAGCACGGGACTAAGATCATCGGCACGCTCGCAACGTTTGTTGCAACGGGCCTGCTGATCGAGGGACTCATCCCTGCCGACCATATGAAGTATTGGCTCTTCGCGAATGCGCTGCTAGGTGGCGCCACCGTGAAGCGTGGATTCACCAACGGTTCGAAAGGGGCACCCAGTGCGTAAATTGCTTGTCCTTCCATTTCTTCTACTGCTGACGGCATGTGCCGCGCTCGGCGTGCCAAAGGCTGACACGTTTAATAAGCAAGTCGTCGTAGCCAATGGCATCGTGGAATCGGTCGCTACGACTGCAGCGTCATTGCATGCGGCCGGCAAAATTTCGGACGTTGAACGAACCAGCGTTTACAACCAGGGGACCGAGGCACGAGCCGGTATCGAAGTCGTGCGCCAGTTGCACGCGACCGATCCGCTAAGCGCGGAGAACCGACTCAACACCATCATCGTTGCGCTCACTGCGCTGCAGACACGACTGGAGGCTAAGCAATGAACAACGCTCTCATCCTGGCGCAACTGCTACTGCAGTACGCGACCAAGGCTCAGGAAATCGCACAGCTGTTTGCGGCAGCGAATGCCGAAGGGCGGGACGTCACGGACGAAGAAGTCGATGCGTCAGGTCTTAAGGCCGACGTGGCGCTGGCTAAGCTGAAAGGTTAGCTCACCACTGTCGTTCGGCCCAGGCGCAATCGGAGCAGCGATTAGAACTCCATCGGGTCTTGTGCCTGCAGTCCACACAGAAGCGCTCGTCAGTTGGATCGCACCAATGAAAAATGATCGCGCCGACTAGTCCGCTGATAGAAGCGGCTATTGCCAAGTATGCGATCCATTCCATTGTTTGTTGTATTTGAGCGCCCTGATGATGAGTCAATCTATAGCGTCGGCGACTTCATTACAAATGTTTTGTTTGGCGTTTCCGCGGTGTTTGTTTCCAATGTCGGCACATCATACAGATGTTTCCTGAAGGTTAATCACTAGAGACAGGTCAACGTGCATCTTTGCAAGTAGGCGACAGACCGTTTTTAGCGGTAGTTTAGTGCGCGTGGCGATCTGTCTAGAGCTGACGCCGGCTGTGCGATGAATGAATATGGATCTGTGAGGTTCGCGCAGCGTGCTGAGATATTGCATCACCGCATCGCGCTTGCGGTTTTCAGTGAGAACGGAGGCCGCTTTCGCAGCGCCAAACAACAGCGATAGGTCGACGGGCTGATCGCCCTGTACATCAACCGCCGCGCGGATCTTGGCGGTAACTAGATCCGAGACCGCCTTCAGGCGAGTATCGCTCATCCCCTCTACAGCAGCCGGCGTTGGTATCGCATTCGACACGATTTCGGTGACCTCCTTGAGACTCGCGTCACTCGTTGAGTTCGGCTGACTCGCTATGATGCGTTGCATCATGACTGCTCCCCCGTCCAGTAGGTTTTCGGCAGATTGTGCCATTGTGCGCCGATTCCCAGATTTCGGGAATCACCTAATGTGAGGTTATTAGCGGCGGTCTTTTGGGACCGTCTACTTGAAATCACTGTACACCCAGCGTCAGGAGCGCCTGCGCGCGATCTTCAAAGAGGAGCGGCTGAAGGCAGGGATGACCCAAGCTCAGCTGTGCCGGCGGCTAGAGCGCCATCACAATTTCGTCTCGTACGTTGAAAATGGGACGACGATGCTCGACGCGATCGAATTCATCGAATACGCCGAGGCGCTCGGGTTGGATCCCAAGAAGGTGCTCGGTAAAGTGATCTGATGAGCTACTCCCCAGGAACCGCAGAGGCGCTGACTCTTACCGAGTCGGCGTCCCAGATCGCCTATTGCTATTACTGCCAGGCGTGCCCGTTCAAGGAGCGCATCAACCTCACGCGAATCGCTGCTGACTACCCTATAGAGACGCTGGTCGGGGACTTATTGGGACTGCTGCCGTGTGGAAAATGTGGCAGCACCAAGAAGATCGTGATGACGCTGTGGCTCAATGCGACAACGACCGATCGGATGTTGGAGGAGCGGGGCTTCCCTATCTGGGATGACGACTGACCCATTCGAGAGGAGCATTACCGCCGTACTTTTGATGCATGCGGTACCAGCGTTTCGTCTCCACCATCGCCTTCAGGATCTCGCGCCGGCTCTTGCCGGGCTCCAGCGCCCGCCTCGCTGCCTGGCAGGCGAGGACATGATACTTCCACTGCTTCTGGATGCACGGGTGTGTCATTAATCGAGCATAGCTCGCGGAAACCGGGCGGCATATCCTCCGCCGGATTACAGCGGCATGGGATATAGGGCCCACCGCAGACACAGGGGTGCGCCGTGAGCTCGTGTTCTTCGCAGAGCCAGCGCTCACCGCGGCAGACAGGGCAGGTCACACTCCCTCCTGAGGAGTTGGATAGCTTCTGGCCACTGGCAAGCAACTGGCAAGTGACATCCGGTAAGTATCTGATATCATGCGTCCCCTCTAGTCATCGTTAGCCACCCTAAGTCCCTGAATTAGCTCGCAAACCTCTGCCTTGACATGGTGGGGGTCACAGGTTCGATCCCTGTTGCGCGCACCAAAACTTCCATTCGCAACAATGAGTTGCGGTTTCCGCTGTTCGGACTCGCTGGCCAGTGGCAAGTAAGTGGCAAGCCAGGGCGGCGAAATCTTGCGTAGCAAACGCTCTACGGACGCCGCCGCGGCGCGCATGTACTCGGGGCGGTAGTGCGCGTAGCGCTCCGTCTCGCCCCCTATAGCGTGTCCCAGCATGCCCTTCACGTCCCACTCGGGGACACCTTCCTTGCGCAGCCAGATCGACACCGCCTTGCGGATGCCATAGGCGGTCCCTTTGACCTTTGCTCGAGCGCTGATCCGGCGGAACGTCATCTTGAATCCCTTCAACTGCCGGCCGCGCCATTGGATGATCGGCCCCACGGAACGCTGATCGTTCAGATAGGCAAGGGCTGGAGCGCACAAGGGAGCCTTCGCGCGGCGCTTCTTCGTGACCTTTCGACCAGGCACGACGTAGTCGACGACGCCGGTCTCAGCATCCAGGCGATCCCATGTAAGGTCCAGCGTGGCGCCCGGCCGGCAAGCCGTTGCCAAGGCCAGCAGAAAAAATCGGCGCTCGTGCTCATGGACGCACGCGTTCGCCAGCGCGGCGAGCTCGGCGACTTCAAACGGCTTCACGCCTTCCCCATCTGCCGCCTGCATCTTGAACATGGGCGGCATAGAGGGGATCTCGCCAGCGTCGAACGTCCACTTCACCGCGGCGCGCACCACGCCCCATCGACGGCGCTGCGTGTTCGGTTTCTTCGCCAACTTCTCGACGAACTCTTTCTGCCGCGGGATCGACCAGTGGAATAGACGCGTCTCGGGCTCGTGCTCGCAGATCAGCCCCATCACCTGTCGTACGGTCTCGGCCGAGAAGACGTGCTGACCGTGGTGCTGGTAGTAGCGAAGCATGATCTTGACCAGCGTCGCATCGTTCATCACCTGCCGCTGAGGCAGCTTCAGGATGTGCTCGGCGAGCTTCCTTTCGGCGACTTCGCGATCCGTCGTGCGAGTACTAAAGCGCTCGCATTGTCCAGTTCGCTCGTCGTACTCGTATATGTACCAGTTGGGGCTGCCTTCTCTTGGGCCGAGGTAGCAGTGCATTCTTGGCTCCGCAGGTACTCTTTGATGTGTTTGTCGGTCGTGTAGACCTTTTTGCCGACGCGAGTAAACCCCAGCAGTCGCCTCCGGCGCAACCGCCCGACCGTGGCCGGCGAGCACCGCAGTGGGATTGCGGCCTCATCGTCGTTGTACAGTTTGGGCAGTTCAGTGACGTCCATGGGCTCAGCCGGCTAGGTCGGAGTGCTACTTTTGAACCAGCCGAGTTCCAGCGGCGTGGAGAACAGCCACAGATGCCGCATGTTCGCGACGTTCACCACATCGACATCGCGCGGATAGATTTCCACGCCATACCAGTGGCCATACCCGATCTCGCGTTTGATGGCTTGCAACTCATCCCACGATAAACCTGCTTCCCAGCGGCCATCATCGCCAAGCGTCGTTCTGCACACGCTGATGCGCCTCGTATCGACGCCGAGAAATGGCTCCTCGGTGAACATCTGGACGAGATACTTCCGGCTTTGCCACACGCGGGTAGGCGGGTGCTTGGCGTCCGGGTACGTTTCCATGATGCGCTCGCGCGATATCTCCGAGAGTTGCGCCGGGCGCTTCGCGGCTTCCTCGCGTGCGAACTTCGCCATTACGCGTCGGTCGGATCGATTTAGGTGTTCGTATGCCATGAATACTGCTCAGCCTCGCAATTCAGAGTGAGCTATCGGCGCGGCCAGATCGGCAACGCACGCACCCATGGTTCGATTCCTTGGCGTTCCCAAATGCTGAGCCAAGACCCGGTATAGAACCGAACGCCAGAGCGATATGAATGCCACGCATTGGCTAGTGATCGAACCTTGCGAATCTCAGTCGCCGGAACGTTCTCTTCCCACGGATCGGTAAGCGTCATTTGCGGCTGACCAGCCCAGTTGCTCACGCGTCGCTTACGTCCCTTGTGCCAGACTTCATCGCCGAGATTGATCTGACTGATCCATTGCAGCGCTAACCATCGGATCAGCAGCCGATAGTAAATCGATCGAATCATCTTTTTCATGGTCAACTCCGTCACTCGACTGTGAGTAGGGCTTTGCAGCCCAGATGTCGGCCGCGCGAATCAACCCGCGGCGTGATCCCGCCCTTGGATGTTTCAAGGTACTGACACCCGGTGAAGGCATCAGTCCGCGGGCGCACGCCACTTCGGTTCGGCCACTCGCCGTCAGTGGTGTCCCGGCTAAGCGGGAGCATCCATACGAAAAACATGATTCCGATACCGAGCAACCAATAGCCGGCCAGCCAAGCGGTGAACTTCTTTGCTTCGTCGAGAGTCACTGCCCATCCCCCTTGCCCAGAGCAGCTATCGCATCCTCGATCGTCAAGCAGATGAAGAAATCATCGTCTGACCAGTCGACAGGGATTGTCATGCGCGGCCCGCGCCGCTCGGCGCACATCTTCGCAATCCGTTGGCGGCTTTGCTCCAGCCGCTCGGAAAGGCTGCCGCTGCTACGGACTGCGTCTTTGAGAATTTGTTCTCTGTCCATCGTCATCGCTCCAGTGAGCGCTTGGCCCACAGATATGTTTCAACGATCTGCCTGTAATGCACCAGCCCGCGAGCCGTACCCCACCTGCGCTTGCAGTTTAGAATGTGCTGGCGGTAGCTGCGCATGACGTGGCGTTTGTCTGGGTGAGGGTGCATCAGGGAATCAACTATGCGATAAGCCTGATGTCACTCGGAACTTCGTCACCCCACGAATCCCAGCCAATGCGCTTCTGGCGGGCAAACAATTCGAGGTACGGGCCTGGTGATACCTGTTCCACCATTTCGAAGAACCCGGCTGGCTTGGCTGAGTGCTTCGGCTTGCCGCGCTCGTCATAGGGACGTTTCCAGTCGAAGTGATTGCGACCGATCCGGCGCAGTGCAGGCAACTTGCCGCGACGACCGAAGAGCACGTACTCGGTCGCCAGCCCGTAACATCCGCCCAGGCCACCGCCCATCGGCCGCTTCGCCCAGACCAACGTCGTCGAATACTTGAAGCCCCAGCAACGCATCACGAGAAAGGCATCCTCGAGAAACTTGTTTGTGGTCCACAGATAAACATGTGCGTCCCGGTCGATCTGATCGCGGATGGGCAGATTCGCGATCTCCTCGACACTCATCAGTCGATATGGCATCGGCTTGCTTGGGCCGCACAGCGCATCTCCGAAGCCTGCTCGGCCACGCAGTGGCCCGGCTCCCTTCTGAGGCCACGGCGGATCGGCGACAATTGTTCTGTATCTGGTCATCGACGCTGGGCTGTTACTTTGTCTCGGGCCTGGCGCATGGCGCGTCTGGCTCGAATGTCTGCAGACCGTTGGGCCTTCGATCTTTGATCGGGTATCTTCGTGTGCCCCCGCACGTGCCTAAACTCCACCGCGAGTGCGTGTGCGCTCTTGAGGCGTTTGAACACGCTCACCGCCGGTTCCAGGTCAGCGCGCTTCCGTTTGATGGACTCCTGCAGATAGCTGATCGCGTTCACGCAGTCAGTTTGGATCAGCACCTGATCGCCGTTGCAAACGATCCCAAGGCTAATCGAGCAGTGCAGGGCGTTCACGATCGCCATCGTTTCAGCCGCTGTGGAGTCCTTCAGCGTGCTCTTGAAGACGCCGTCGCCCGCATGGTGGCCGCGCGACGACACAGCCCAAAACGCATAGCCGCCAATGCAGTGCTGGTGGCAGTGAGACGCGTCGGAAATGATCGTTACGCGCATAGTCAGGTCAGGTTCTCGCGGCTGAGCATTCGTCACAGTAGTCCTTACCGTCTTTGTGGACCCAACTGCAATCGCGTAGCTCGTATTCGATGTCACAAGCATGGAATCCGCCCTCAGCCTTGTCTGACTTCAGGTCGAGAGTCATTTCCACGCCACATTGGCCGTCGCACCTCACGACAACTTGTCTCATTGCTCAGGACTCCGGTTCGCAGTGGGACACGTCGACGCCTCGTCGGTGTGCAGGTGCTTGTCGTAGTGCTCGCCGCAGTTACGGCATGTATGCCGATTCGACTCGGGCGCGCCACGCCAGAATTGGCCCTTTGGCGGGCGCATCTGTGCCTGCCGTTCCAACAGGAAACAGGCGCTGCAGTAGGCGTCGTTCGACGGCACGCTGGCCCCGCAGCCGCCGAGGCACGAGAACGTTTCCATCTCAGCTCTCTCCGCGCGCAGGTTGTCCTGATTGCGCAGGAAATCTGGGATCTGGAGCGTCTGGTCTTCAGTGTCTTCGCGCCCCTCAACGCAATCTTGGAATGCCTGCGCAAGTGCCTCAAGGAAGGCTATGGACTGCCTGGGGTAGAAGTACCGCGCAAGGTCCAGGCACTTTTCGTCATAGCTGTACTTCATCGACTTGGCTCCTTTTCGGAGGTCTTCACCAGTTGCAATCTGGGCTTCGAGCTACGTACTAGCGTTGCTTCCGACCAGCCACCTTCGAGCCGCTTGAACTCGGCAGTACATCCATAATGTCGCGCGATGCGTGTGAACACTTCCTCGTTGGCGGTGTGCATCGTCAGGCTGTAAGCCATCTCGCCGCTGCCGGACTTGAGAACTTCCCAAAGCTGACCCGCCTCGAAGCCGAGCACGAAGGTTGCAGACTGATCGGGGAATGAAACAAGCAGCCCGTACTCGTCACTCATCTCGCTCTCCCTGCGAAGCTCGATCGTTCAAGCGCCATACCTGATGGCACAGCCGATTCCATAGATACTCATCGTCAGGGCCTTCCTCCTTGATGCATACACCGTGCTTGACCATCGCGACGAACAGGCGGCGTTCGCCGTTGATGTGGTAGTGGTTCATGCCGACGATGGCCCATTCACTCAGGGGGCCTTGTTGCCAGGGTGCCTTCATCGCACTTCCTTCGTTAGAGTGGACCGGTCTCGGAAGTGATACGGGTCGATGCCTGCTCGGTGCGCATCAATCGCCTCGCGCGCAGTCAAGCCGGGCAGATGGCAATCGGCAAGTGCCACTCGGTTGTGATTGATGTCGAGACGCCATCCGTAGCTTGAATTCGCCCGCTCATTCGCCTTGCGGTTCAGCTCGTCCAGGTAATCGAGACGTGCGCTATCCTCGTTCACTGATGGCGGTTGGCATGAGCAACCCATCGGTACAAGAGCATGGTCACTCGGCCACGGATGACTATCTAACGAGTGAGTGCACTTGCAGGCTTTCGGATTTATCAGCGACTGACATCCGCCGCAGATTGCTCTAGGCCGAGCCGTGCTCGGTTCGCTTGCTGGCGGTTGCGATGGTGCAGGCTCGAACTCACCCGTGCGAATGACGAATGATTGATCAGTGATGCCTTCGTGTGCGACAGCCAGCGCGCGGAGTTCCCGCACCTCGACCACTTCACCCTTTCTCGCGATGTATCCCGGCGGGTGATGGTCCTGACCATCGTCGTAAATGTCTTTCAGCAACCGGACACGAGAAGGAACAGCCGGCGGTTCGAGAGTTGCTACGAAAGCTGCCTCATGATCTCGGTCTAAGTGTTCGCAGTGCACGTGGGACTGCAGGATGCTGTCGATGTAATCCTTCCGCCAAGGGAAGTCTTCATCGGGCCGGCATCGCTGTTGGCCGAATGCTTCGTCCTTCGTGAAAACGTGCGCGGCTTGAATGTCGGACGTGTAGCCACATCTCCCCTTGCGCCACCACAGAACGGAGTTTCCGCAGTAGCCGCGAACCTGGAGGTAATAGAGCTGATCCTTCGATGGGACTTGCTCAGATGGCATGGGCGACTCCGTGTTCATGGCATTTCGGGTTGTCACCCTGATGGCCGTAGCAGCTACAAACAGGCTCTGCGGATGTTCCGCGGAATACCTGATCCCAATCGATTCGATGCGAAAGCGCTTCCTCGATTGTCTCGATTCTGGAGCGCAGCGCGTCCGTGTCGTCATCGTCATCTGCATACCGCAGATCGAGGACCAAGCCCGGATACAGGACCAGCAGCGCTTGTCTCAAGCGTTCGTAGTCCTGCCAACGCACATACATTCCTTCGGCGTTCACTCTCACCTGACCATCGTGGCCACCGTGCGCGTGACAGCAGTAGGGACGGAACCGTTGTACGACCTGCTCCTTTGTCATGATTGCTTCCCCATCGCGGCGTCGATCGCGGCGTCGAGCGTTTCGCCGTTGTCAGCAATGAAGTTCTCGAACTTGAACGCGATGCCGGGGACCGGTGGAGATGTCGCATACCAGCGCCGCTGATGGCGCAGCCACCGATACCGGTCAGCATCCTTCACGGCTATCAGGCGCGCGTTCTCCTCGCGGCGCAGGGAGGCGCGCAACTCGGTAGCCTCGGCGACAGCACCGCGAGACAGCGTGGTCATTGCCGCGAGCTCGCGCTCAAGCGTTCGGGCGAAGTCGGCAAACACGGCTTCCCGATGCGCGCGCCCGTTCGTGATGTTGAATGCAACCGCATCCGTCCGCGGCGCGTCGCTCGTCTCTGCGGGGACTTGAGCGTCGGTCATGACCGTAATTTCTCCCGGATCAGTGCCATGCCTTCGTGATATTCGTCAGGGCCGCCGGCTCGATCCAGCAAGCCTTCGCGCCACTCGAACGCCGAGCGCCATGCATCTGCACGGCATGCCTCTATGTCCCAGCCCATGGAGCAGTTTCCTGCGAAGGCTGCTTTCGCCTTCTGATATTCGGCGATAGCGCTCCGCAGCTGCGCCAGCGTCACCGGATCTTTGGAGAGCGAAGTATCAGCGGCCATTCCTTTTCTCCTTTCTCTTTAGGTGGCGACCAAGCGGGCAGTCATCCTTGTGCTTGATGCCTTTGTTGAGCACCCCCGCGCCGGACTCCCCGTAACAAATCTTGCAGCAGAAAAAGTCGCTTCCATGGACGCCGTAGCTGTCGCGGTACGTGAGTTCGTCCACGTAGAGCGTGATCCGCTCGCGTGCGAACTTCTTCTCCGAGGTGGGCAGCTCGCTCATTGCTGCTCAACTTTTTTTAGCAGCGACCACCGCCCATTGCGGAAATCGCCGCGCGGATCGCATTGCCCCTCAGTACCGAAGCCATCGTTGCTGTGGATATCATCCAGCATCTGTTCCAGGCTTTCGGCGAACATCTCGGCGTCGTCGACGCTCTGTTCGGCGATCGATGTCATGCGCTTTAATACGGTTACAACGTTCTTTTGTACTTTGCTCATCGCCGTGGTCCTGTAGGTTTTGTCTCATCCATCAGTCGCTTTAGAGCCTTGAGCTTGTCGTCAAGGCGTATGCATTCCTTGAGGATCTCGATGTCCGAGGACGCAATCCGCCTGAGCTCGCTCCGCGAGCCTGGCGACCAGCCTGATGTTCGATCGATCTCCATCCAGCTGCCGGGCTGGAAGCGATCATCAGAAGTGGGATGCTCGCTCATGTCGGCTCTCGCAAAGACTTCACATTCCCAAGTGCCGATTGCATGCGATGTAGCTCGTTCTTCTGCCACTGTATCGACTGTTCCAGTTGCGCGATCTTGGCGGCCCGCGCTTCCTCGAAGGAGTGGAAATAGTCAGCGCGCGATACGCGATCGAGCCTTGTCGAAGTCGGCACGTACTTCTTGTAGATGAACTGAGCGGTCACCTTGTAAACGGTTTCTGGCTCGATCTTCGTGCCGTACTTGGAGATCTTCCACCAGGTTTGAGGGAAGTTCTCTTCGGGTGTGCGTTGCTCGGTCATTTGCGTCTCAAAATCATTAGCGGTGATCTCGTTTCAAACTTGTCGAGCCTGGCGACTCGAAATGACTTCCCACTTTCCGCGCCGTACGCGTGGACATTCTTTCGATGGGTCTTCGGCGCATTCCAGACCACATAGAAGCCGCCGATTTGTAGCGTGTAGAAAGGCCATTTCCGCTCGCTCAGGCTGCTTTCGCCATGTTGATAATCAAGTGCGGGGCATGCTTCAGGATGTATGTCTGGGTCCGAATCATTCCTTCCAGGTGCCACGTCCGGACCAGTTCTTTGGCTAGGTGCGTGTATCGAGCGCGATCGACGCAGGCGTGACAGTTGAAACATCCGAACGCGATGAACCAGTCAGCCATCTTGAATGCTGTGCCGTGGTAATCCGCGAGCGGTACATGACAGGCAACGGTCTGTTCGTCGATAAAGCTGCAGATTTCAGGCGCACGGATCAGGCAGGGCTTCCCCTTGGCGTAGTCGGTGAGGGCGCTCATGCGGCCGCCTCTACTTGCCAGCGCTCGAGAGATTGCAGCATCCCGTCGCGTGCGTCGTGATCGTCGAACTCTGGGGCTGCTTTTTCTACCAGTACGTCTATGACCTTAGGCCAATACGCCGCCCATTCTTCTGGCGTCATACGTTCAAAGTCTGTCGATTTAGGTACTCGGATTGCGTAGTCGGTGCCACCAACAGGCAAGGTGTCATAAAGTCCGGTGCAGAGTTTCATCGCCGTATGCGCGTCCTCTTTGCAATGGATCCTCATGTACACGGGTTGTTTTCCTAGTCGATCAATCTCAATGCGCCGGCAGTGTTTGCCAACAAGCGTCATCGTCACCCAGTAGCGCCGGTGTTCGATTGGGTCTCGCACACCGATTGGTTTGAACGCCCTGCATTCGCCGTCACCCAGCCTCTCGATTATCTTTTGAGAGTCGTCATCAGTGGCGATGAGCGAGCCGCCGTTGCGAGCAAACCAGACGTTGTTCATGGCGATGGATGCTTGTAGAAGAAATTGCGGCGACGAAGTTTTGCCGCATAACTTGGCGATAGCCCCAAGCTACGGGCCAAATGAGAGAACGGCATCCACGCTTGGATAGCTTTGAGTTTTTCCTCGGTGACTTTGCGAGGACCGCCGGCTAATCGCTTCGGGTTCATGTCCGGATCTCCAGTCGAGTGCCTTGGTCCAGGCGGCAGCCCTCAATCTCCCGCCCAGCTTTCAGCGCATTCTTGATTGCAGCCTTATCCGGATAGGGCGCTGGAGTTGGCGGTGTCACCATGAACTCGTCCGGAACCTTTGCGTCAGGCGCTATCACCACGGCCGGCGGGTTCTTCTTGATGGCCAAGGTGAACTCAGGCGCTTCGATCTTGGTGATCTCTGCGGCCTCCAGCATCGTCTGCACGTAGTGGCGCACCTGATCGGCACGGCGCTGCACTCGGAGCGCTCGATCCTTCATGCGCTTCGCCGCAAGGTCGATGTTCTGCGCGAACGTGTCGAGGTTTTGGCACAGCATGGCAACATTCGTGGCCTTTTCAGTCAGTTCGCCGCCGAGCGCTTCTAACGTGTCCCGGAGCACTTCCTCCGGGATCTCCTCAGCGTCGATCTGCTGCAGCTCGCGATACTGAGCGACAAGTTGATAGAGAGCGGTCATGGCGCAACCTCATCTCAGAACGGAATATCGTCATCGAACGGCGGTGCTTCCTGTCCAGGCTGGTTCGGATGAGACTGCCGCGGCGATGCTCCAGCGTTACGCTTGCGCGTATCCCGAACAGGATTGGCCATGATCATCCGGACAATGTTTTCAAGCTTTTCCGGCTTGGTCTTCTGGTCCAGAATTTCGCTGGCCGTCAGTCCGGTGGAAGCTTCGAAAACCGCCACGATGTTTAATCGGTCAGTGTCTTCGCCGGTGTTCTGGTTGGTGCCAAGTTCACGCTGTAACACCAATCCAATCCGTTTGCCCATCAGTGCCGGGTAGCCGTCAGCAGTTGCTGCTACCATGCGGCGCTCATCGCTATCCCATTTCTCAAACGTGATCCTGCCGTCTTCGGCATTCTTGGTCCGAGTGCAGCACAGGATCGCCTGTACGATGCTGTAGCCGCGAAGCCTGTCGCCGTCTGGCTTGACCGTGTACAGGTCCAGGTAGTTTGCTGAGGCGTTGTCGTCAGTCTTGAACGAGAATCCGACCCCTTCGACTTTGTTCTTGCTCAGCAGTTTTTCGGCTCGTGTGATCGTTCCAACGTACTTGCCAGTTTCGCGAATCACGGACGCGAAATTATCAGCCTTGCGGGCGTCGTTCGAATTGAGAGATAAGCTCATAAGTTCCTCTGGTTTAAGCAGCTTGTGAAAGCTCGTAGTAAGAAGCGATGGCCTGGTCGACAGCCATCAAGTCGTTTGGAATGTGCTCATCCTCAAAGAGGCCGAGCGGAGTCTTTACCGTGTCCGCGCCGTTGTTCCTGGTGCTGAACACGTACTGGCCGTTGATGACGTGGGTGCGCAGAACGATCGTTACCAATCCTTCCACGGTGATCTTCTCGTCTAGAAGTTTCCCAATCGTCTTGGCCTTTGTTTGGCCGGTGTCGCTGGTGTCGGTGTGGGACAACAGATAGACGCGCTTATCCGCCGGCAACGTCATCGCTGTCGTGAGCACGTCGTAGTAGTGGCGCGCCATCTCGGTGAATTTCTCGTACCCCTTCTCGTGCGCGCGATCCATGAATTCGGTGGCGAGCAGGTACTGGAAGTCATCGACGAGGATGATTGGGCGCTGCGTCTTTCGCATGGCCGCGCAGATCTCTTGCGAGTTAGCAGACACGATGATGTTTCCGCCGTCCTTCACCGGCTTCCACGCCTTCGACTTGAAGGGCAGGGGCTTGCTGACGACTTGGATCAACAGCGTCTTGCTCGGGTCCATGTTCCGAAAACTGGTTGATTTTCCCGTACCGCTCTGTCCAAGAACCAATGTGGCGATGCTCATAGCTCGTTAACTCCGATTGCTCTCGAAAATTCAGCTCTGCAAGTTGTCTGTCGTCGCTCATAGCGGTTACCCGCGGCGGGCAATGCCCGTGTTTGTTCCAATACGCCAGGTCGCGCTCCATCTTCTGGAGCAGCCGTTCAAGCCAATCGTCGTCTGGCGATGTCTCGTCGCGCACGGTCCATCCTCCACTTCGCCATGTTCACAACTGGATGGCCCGGGTTCTCGGCATGGAACCTTGCAATCGATGCCTCGGCGCGCTTGCCTTTCGAGCTCATAGCGATGCGGGCTCGCCACTGCCCATCAAATAAGCGGCACCAGTCAAAAAAGTGGTGGTTATTGAGAAAGCTCATAGCGGCAACCTCGCTGCAAGACAGGCTGCGATCTGGAATCCCAGCCAGAGGCAGAATGAAACGATGATCAGAGCCAGTCCGATCTTCCCGGCTGTGCTCATGACAATTTCTCGCGTATCAGTGCCATGCCTTCCTCTTCCTCGCGATCGATCGCGATCCAGTCGGTGAGGTGGGCGCCAACCTCTTCCGAAAGAGCGGCATGCCGTTTGATCAAACTGACGTGCCACTCGAACGCCGTGCGCCATGCGTTCCGCTCAGCAACGGTCGCCCAGAGGTTTGTTTGGATGCTTTCACCCTCGGTATAGCGCTTGCGGGCGGCAGTAACCGAGCTGATCGCCTGCTTCAGATCTTCCAGCGTGGTCATGAGGCGAGCCTCCGAAACAGTGCGGCGTTCATCTCGAACACCTTGCGCAAGGCCGGTTGATCTGGAGCGCACAACGACGCGTTCTCCTCATTCATCGTCGCCATGAGTAGCGCCTCCATACGATCCTTCGCAGTGATCGTTTTCGGCTCCTCGCGGAACGTGTCATCGTTGGCTGCCATCACGGCGACACTCGCGTCAGGTGCTCGAACTCGTGCCGATCGATCTCACGCACGACCTGAGTTGATGTAGCTCCGTCATGGCGACGGAACACGACTAGGCCAGCTTTCCACGCGTCACACGCTTCGACATGGTCGTAATACGCTCGCCCGCCTCGCTCGTACTTCACCGTCCAGTAGCGGACGATAGGAGTGCCAGCCTCGACAGACCCGAGGCCGGCGTGGGGAACGTCCTTCTGGCCCTGCGATGTCATGCACGACTTACGGGCGGTGTCTGTGGACGTGGGGGAACGGTCAACGATGCTGAGCGTGTGGAGTAGGGTGTTCATTACGCTGCCTGCCTGCGAAGTAGAGCCGGTGTGTACGGGTCCATCACCTCAGCCGGTGGCGGATCGGTTTGGATCGGCGTGCGATCGCCATCAGTTTCCCAGGCGAGCAGCTCGCGGAAATATTCGTTCGCTTCGCTATTGCTGTTGGCGACCACAATCTTTCTCCAGAGTTAGGCAGCTTTCTTCCAGCGTCGACGCGCTGTCGGTGCGTTCTGAGGGATAGCCGGCGTGTTCAGCGCCTCTTCCTCAGTCCAGCCGGCCTTCAAACGAAATCGGATTCGGCGACACAACTTGCAGGATCGACGCCAGCGGCCCTTGCCGGCATCGGTCATCAATGTGGTCTCGGGCGTGTACTCGTGACCACGGCGGCAATGCGTCTTGGAGCCGTTGGTGTGGCGCCCCTTAGCTGCACAGTCGCGGAGGTTGTCTTGCCAAGTACCAAGCCAATGATGAGATTGCTCCAGGCAAAGTCGCTCATCACAGCGATGACAGACGGCGATGTCCTTCGCCAATTTCACGCCGTGCGTGATCTGCCAGAGCATGCGATGACAGCGGACAGTCTTCGCGCGATAGTTCGTCTGCGGATAGCCATCGCTGTTTAGGTTCCCGCTCCAGATCAGGCAGCCGTTTTCGTTGCGCGTACATCGAGAAAGGACCTTCTCTATCCAACGCTGGTTGTACTCAGCGTCGCTCAGTCGGTGCCATCTAGTTTCGAGATACTTTTGCATGGAGCTTCGCAGTTCGTGTGGGCTGATCAGCCAGCGCCGGACGTTCGCTGTTCAAGCCAGTTCTTGTCGAAGTCGGCCATTGCTTTAGCGGGCGTTTCGCCAAAGCCGGCGACGCCATCGACGAGATTGGAGCCGTACAGTGCACACCACTGGCTTCCGTCCATCTCGATCGATGGGCGATAAAGGACCGAAGGGCGCTGCATCTCGGCGGCAGCGATGCTGAAGTCCTGCCGGATCGCCTCGATGGCATACGAGGCGTCAAGGTGCGCGGCCTCGCGAATGATCGCTCCAACATCGCAGGAGCTAATGCGGCTGCGGACGGCGTCGTAAACTGCTTGGTATGTGTCGCTCATGTTCGTTCGCTCTCTGAGGGTGCGATGACCTACCAGCACCGGGCGGGGGAGCACCCCACGCCCGGAGTGGCGGCGGTATTTGGGGAAAGGCACTGCGAGCGGGTCGGGTGATCAGCACGTCTGCTGAGTCCGCAACTGTGCATAGCCTCTCGCAGAAGGCGTTTGCTCCATGGCTCTGCCCCGTGCTTCGTGTCCATACACATCACGGTTATTCCCCCTTTAGTGCGTCCGGTTGGGCCACGGGGTCTCTCACCCGTCACCCGATAGTCGCGGTTACCCTTTCGACCTTCCCCGACAGCGGGTTCGCTGGGGCTGCACGCAAACCGAGGACGACGTGCAATCTCTATTGAACCTCGGTGAATTCTGTTCATGGTCAGTGCTCGCTCTAGGAGATGGTCTCGAACTCGCGCGCCTTCTCGAAGCTGACGCGGAACCCAGATGCGTTACGGTGTCCGCCGCCGCCGTACTGCTTGGCGATCTCGGACACGTCCATTCCGTCGTCACGTGATCGAAGCGAGAACACGCGGCCGTCCGGCGTGTCCCAATAGCAACCAGCGAACGGCTCATGCTCGGCGAGCTTGTGGCCCGCATCGCTGGTCAGCGTGTAGGGCAGGTTGGCAACCGGTACGTTGTGGCCGCCGATGTTCATGCGGCGAGTGACGACGCCTAACAGTTCCGCAATGTCCTTGTGATGCTTGCGCTCGATTGCGCGGCCTTCGGTGCGAAGGTCGTTGATTGGCCAGCGCATGAGGTTGTCCCAGATATCGAAGTAGTAGGGATATGAGAAGACCGCCGCCTGGATCTCACGGGTGCCAGGCAGGGCAAAGCGCCAAAGGTCGCGATCTTCGACGTGATCGATCAACGCCGGGCGTTGCTCATCCCGGAAGAAGAAATCCCAGGTCAGGCCCGCACCGGACTTGTTCATATCGAACACGGTATAGATTCGCGGGCCGCCTTCGATGGAATCGAGCGCTACGTTCTCCTGGAAGCGCCGCCAGTCGACGACGCCTGTGTAGGCACCCATGTCGATGACGTAACAGCCGTCCGCTTTCAGATCCTCCACCGCGCTCTTATGATGGTCTAGCACCAGCACCGCCGACGGCTGATGCAGTTCCATCCAGCGCAGCATCACGTCGCGCTTATAGGAGAAGTCGACGAAGATGACGGCGCGGCCTTGAATCGTGACGCCCCCGTTCTCGATGGTCGGCGGTTCCTTCTGATACACGCCAGCATGGAAATCGACTTCGCCAGCGAAGAAGCGATTGACGGCCCACGCCGCACCGAAGCCGTCTGCACAGTTACCGTGATAGATGCAAAGAGGTTTCATAGACTTTCTCTTGATTTGTGAGAGGACTACAGACTTCCGGTGTGCTGAGCGAGGCGCTTGATAGCGGCGCGCGCAGCGGCGGTGGCCTTCCGCTCAGTCGCAAAGGCTCCGTTATGTGACGCGTCCTTAACCACGCCCCACAAAGTCACGCGGTAGTCGAATCGCTCGACCCGGCCGGAATCACAGAGTGTGAATTCGCTTCGGGTCTCGATTTTGAAAGGAACAGTTGCTTTTACGATTTGAGTGGCCATGTGCGTCATCCCACGATCTGTGTCTGTTACTTCTGCAACTTGAGCTCGGCATCGTCAGCTGCGAGGGCCAGCCGATTCGCGATGTCGCGTGCCTGCGCAATCGACAATCCAATGGCGATCTGGCCGTGGCCGATCAGCACGGCGCTGGTGTCGTCACCGTCGCGCGGTGGGAACGGCGAGGCGTTGATGCGGAATTCTGATTTGGGGGTCATGGCTGCTTCTCGATGCGTTCGCGATAGGCCGGCATGGCTTTGTCAGCAAAGTCGGCCGACAGCTCCAGCAGGTAATCCAGATTGGCTTTCCGCTTCGCAGGCCAGTTGAAAGAGCGCACAAAGGCGGCTCGCATGTCGGACCAGTGCTTGCGTTCGGCTGGGTTGAGGTACTTGCTCGGCATGGGTCGTACACTACGGCCGGCCGTAACTCATGTCAACGGGGCGACGTAATTATTTTTAACGGGCACAAAAAACCCGGCTCAAGGGCCGGGTGTTTCGGGATCGCCTATGTGCTGGTTGGGCGCTAGCCGGCCTTCTTGGCCTTTCGGCGCTCAGCCTCGATTTCGGCAAGGGCTTCGAGCAGCTTCGTCTCGGCGTAGCTGCGCTCTATGTTGTTGAGCTTTGACAGTTTGGATTGGGCGACGGCAGGGAAGGGCCAGTCCTGGGGCTCCGTGGGTGGCTCCTGGGCGAATTCGGCCTCGGGTTCGCCCTTGTCGGTCTCGAGGTAATACGGATTCAGCCGGAGCTTTGCCGCGATCAGGTGCAGCTTCTTGCTCTCTTGAGAGCGATCATTCTCAAGGTCCGCGAGACCGGAGTAGCTCATCCCGATGAGCTTCGCGAACTCCAGTCGCTTGAACTTTCGGTGCTCCCGCCACCAACGAATTCGGGGGCCAAGGGAGTCAAATTTCGGCAGTCCTGGTGGTCTCGGCATAACCACATTTTCACGGACTTCCGTAACGAGGGGCCGTTGTGTTGACTCTACGGGCGGCCGTAGTACACTCGGGCCTATGACTACATGGGCATCTCGTATTAAGGCCCTCCGGGCTGCAGGGCTGACGCTTGCTGGAATTGGTGAGCGCATCGGGTTAACCGCGGCCTCGGTGAGCGACATTGAGAAGGGTCGCACCGTGGAGCCTAAGGGCGGGGCGGCGCTCAAACTTGTTTCTTTGCATGAGTCTGTTTGTTCCAAAGCTTCTTCTCGACTCACTACGAGCCGCAAGGCCGGATAGTTCCGTTTCGATATTGTCATCTTCTCACCTCTCACTCTGTCCTGTCCCGTAAAGAACCGGAAACACATGGTTACCGCAGTTTCCAAGCTCCAGTTGAAAATGGATTTCGAGCCCGGCATCACCGAGCAGTTTCGTACGCTCAAACAATGTGTTGCTGCTTCTGTGTACGGATATCGCGGCGGCCTCGGGAATGTCGCTGCAGCTTGCGACGTATCTCCGTCCGCCTTGTCACGGATGTTGAACGAGAACGAAGACGACCCGCGCCATCTGCCCATCGACTTCCTGACCAAGATCATCGAGACCACTGGTGACATTCGTCCTTTGCAGTGGCTTGCCGCGAAGTTTATCCCCGATGAGGACACGCGGCGTGACATGGCACTCACTCGGATTGAGCAGATGTTGCCCGGGTTGGCCGCTGATCTGGAGTTGATACGAGGGAAACGCCGATGACGCAGCAACAGATGAACGGCAGCGTGCGGCCTATGAACAGTTTCCGTCCCGGTGTTCAGCCAGGACAGGGGCCATCTGAACGGGATGGCGCTAGAACTGAATGCGCAGGAGTCCACAAGCATGCCTTCCGTCTGCTGCCTGAAAGTTCTGTGAGGCGCGGCCTTAGTCTCTTCGCTGAATACTTGTCGACCGCGGTAAAAAAACCTACTCCCCCTGTAATAAATGCGCAATGTAGGTCATTCCACAGGGTTAGCCCTCGTGGTTCCTCTAGTTGCTACGTCAACTTTCCCGACTCGGCAAATCTCTCAAATTCGGCCGTTTTGTCGTTGTTCGATGCGATTCCTTGTGATCCCCCGCTTAGCCGCGTCTTCGGGCGCGGCATTTTTTTGAGGTGAATCCGTGACTCAGAAAGATCAGGTACTCGATTACATGCGCACACGCGGCTCGATCACAACGTTCATCGCGTTCGATGAGTTCGATATCTGTCGACTCAGCGAAAGAATTCGGGAGATTGAGCGCGATGGACACTTGATCCATCGAACGGATGTCAACCGAAACGGGAAATCGTATGTCGCGTATTCGCTCGTCGAAGGCGAGCAGAAGGCCGCGTGATCAATCCGGAAGCAAAAGACTTCGACACCGAGCTGGAGCGTCAGATCGACTTCCAGCAGGGGCTGCTGGTGACTGCGATTACGCCAGCCGAGCATACCGCGGCGTGGGAAGAGATGAAGCGACTCATTGCTCAGCGCTCGCCTGAACAGGTTGAACAGATGGAACGCGAAAGGGGGCTGCGTTGAGCGGTTACACGCCAGCATTCGAGTCCATCTACACCGGCTCGCTGCATGGCCAGTGGCCAACAGCTGCGGTGTGGGCGAGCCTACTGCCCCTGATCGATGCTCGCGGCCGTATCGACATGAGCTTCCAGGCGATCGCCACTATGACAGGTTGGCCGATTGATCTGCTGCGCCAGGGTATCGCGAAGCTTGAAGAACCTGATGCGGATAGCAGATCACCAGCAGAGGAGGGACGCCGACTGGTGAAACTCGATCCAAACCGCTCTTGGGGTTGGCGCGTCGTGAACCACGGGCTCTACAAGGAACGTGCTCGCGAGAAGCAACGATCAGCGGATGGCAGGAACGCCGAGAAAGTACGTGAGTGGCGTAACCGTCAGAACAAAGATGTAACCCGATGTAACCCGAACGAACCCGATGTAACGTCTCGAACCCTCTCAGACTCAGACTCAGACACAAACCACAAAGAAGCGGCTGCGCCGCCTGCTGGTTTGGACATGAAAGCCTGGAAACGCTGGGAGACATACCGCAGCAGCATTCGCAAACCGATCAAGCCAGCTTCCATGCTGGCCGCCCAGCGCAAGTTGGCCGGATTCGGCAATCAGCAATCAGCTGTCGTCGAGAACTCCATCGCTGAGGGCTACACCGGGCTGTTCCCTGCGAAGACATCTGGTGGGGCACGGATTTCAGATCAACCGGCACGGCGCTCAAGGGAGTTTCCAGTCGTATGACCGACACGGCCATCCACTGCGAGCGTGTGGTGCTCGGTGCCATCCTTGCGGACAACTCCCAGCTCCAGCACGTCAAGCTTCAGCGGGGGGATTTCAGCGTCAGCGCTCACGGGCAAATCTTCGATCTCGCTCGTCGGTTGATAGGCGCGGGAAAGGTCACGGATGCTCTGACAATTGCCGAGGCGCTTGAGCTGGAAACAGGGCGGAAGGACTGGCTCGGGATCACAGCTCGGATCCAGCAGGATTGTCTTGCTCCGTCGAATGCTCCGACGTATGCGGCCGTTATTCGCAAGGCGTCGCTCGCGCGCCAAGCGGCGCTGATCGGTCAGCGCTTGGTTGACGGCGGTGATGACGTGATCTCTGGCGCCATTCGCGATCTGATCGAGCTGAGCTCAACCACGCGTGAGCACGCTTGTCACATCAGCGATGCGATCAACCAAGCGATGGATGAACTTTCGGCCATCGTCGATGGCAAACCCCCTGGCGTGCGGACTGGAATGCACGATCTTGACGAAGCGTTGGGAGGAATGCACGACGAGGATCTGATCGTCGTTGGTGCGCGGCCCGCGATGGGCAAGACCGCCTTCATGCTCAACGTCGCTCTGGCAGCGAACGTCGGCGTGGGTGTGATCTCCGGAGAGCAGGGGAGGGCGCAGATAGGCATGCGTACCTTCGCTATGCAGGGACCGGTTAGCTTGCATCACATGCGCATCGGCAAGCTGGACGACCTCGAGTGGTCGCGAGTGGCACACGCGATCGGAACTCTGAAGGCGCGTCCGTTTTGGATCAACGACAAGCCGGGGCCGACGATTGATGAAGTTGTCGCGCAAGCTCGCGCGTGGAAATTCCACAACAATATCGGCCTGCTCATGATCGATTACCTGCAGAAGATCCGAGGCGGCCAGGGGCAGGACTTCCGATTGCAGGTCGGTGACATTGCCGTACAACTGAAGAACCTTGCTCGCGAGTTGAAGATTCCGGTTGTCGCATTGGCGCAAGTCAATCGCTCGGTTGAGGCTCGGCCGCTCGGACAAGACGGACTTGGTCGTATGCCGTATATGAGCGACCTCGCTGAAGCGGGAATCATCGAGCAGGAAGCAGATCAGGTGATCACCCTGTATCGCCCCGAAGTCTATGACGATAGCGAGTTCTACCGCGGCATCGCATACACAAACATTTGCAAGAACCGTCATGGTCCGGTCGGCCACAAGGCCGTTTCATGGCGTGGCGAATTTCTCAAGTTCGGCGACTTGGCGCGGCAAGAGATGCCGTACCAAGACCGGTGGAGTGCCGCATGACCTGGACTGCCGATCCCAAGAAGCATGAGGCCGTCAACGAGCACGGCTACAAAATCACCTGGGCTCACAACAAGCACGGCACTTGGTTCAACGCGTGGACTTCGACCGGCGCTCACATCGATGCTAGTTACGACAAAGACAAGATGATGGCCGCGTGCGATGGCCATCGAGAACTGTTGAAAAAGCAGCGAGCAATGCGAGCCGCGAAGAAGGCTGCGAGGGAAGTTGCATGAAACATCCGCTTTTCCATCCTGGCGAAACCTGCTGGGCGCGAGTGCCGACGAGTCAAGGCGATCAATGGATGCAATGTGACATCACCGGGCCGCTGGTCCGGCGAATGATCAGGGATCTAGACCTCAAGCCGATCGGCTACGCGCTTGCATACATGGTGCTGCTTGAAGACGCGACGTTGGAAGTGCCTTTCCCAGAGCGTGATCTATACAAGAAATGGCAGCGCTCTGATTGGAATTCGCTGAAGTGTGACTGGTATGGCGTAACGACTCAGATCTGGCAGCCGAAGCGGGAGGCGCGATGAAACCCGAACACATCGCCTACGGGGTGCTCGCGATCATCTGGATCGTGGTGCCGGTGATTTTGTGGCTGCGTGAGGTTCGCCGCGACAAGGTGGGGTTATGAGCGAGCAAGCGCCGACAAAGAAGGTGACTGTTCTGACGATCGTCGGAGATGTTCTCGACCACGGGATTGCATTTCTCGTCACTGCGTTCGCCGCGGGATCGACAGACGCCGAGCCGATGGAAGTGTTGACCTTCTATGGCGTCGTATTGCTTGTCGTGAGGTCATTCAAAAATGGATGACTCAGTCCCGTCGAAGGATCAGTTCACCGACCAAGCGCTATTGGCCCACGCTAACGCCTATGACCAGGGGCCAGGCGGAACGTTTGAATTCGACACGCCGACTCTGCTGGCCATGTTGAGAGGTCTCGCGGCGACGGTCGAGGGGATGAT